TCACTCGCCCGACCCCGACGGAGGAGGAGGCGGTGGCGGCGGGCTCGGCCGGGCCGGCGCGGGTGGCGGGGCCGGCGGGGGAGCGGGAGCGGGCGCCGGCTGGGGCAGCGGCAGCGGCAGCGGCGGGCGGCGCACCGGCGGTTCCGCCCCGGGCGGCGGCGGCACGCGCGCCGCCGAGTCCGCCCCCGCCGTGTCCGCCCGCGCGCGCGGCGGCCGGCCGAAGAGCTGGTAGGGGAGGCGCCCGCCCGCCTCGATCACCCCCGCGTGCGGCGCCCCGCCGCTCCCCGCCACCGTGTTGCGGTACAGCACCCACAGCTCGATGGCCAGCGGCGTGCGCCCGCGCCGGGCCGCCTCGATGGTGCTGTAGCTCATCCCCAGCCCCACGCGGTGCGCCGTCCACGCCTCCGCCGTCTCCACCGGCCCCAGCAGCACCTCGCCCAGCGCGTCGCCGGCGGTGAACGTCGTCGCCCCCCGGCGCTCGAAGGCGTAGTGCGCCGCGAAGCCGAACTCGCGCGTGAGCCGGTAGCGCGGCGTGAGCGAGGCCGTGATCCGCGCCCCCGGCTCGCGGCGCAGCGTGCGCGCCGGCGCGCTGTCGCTGGGGAACAGCGTGTCGGCCAGGAACGGCCGCCGCCCCACGTCGGCCGCGAACGCCACGTCGAACGACGCCGCCGCCGTCAGCCAGAACCGGCTCGAGAGGAAGACGTCGTTCAGCAGCTCCACCCCCACCCCGAGGTGCCCGCCCTCGGGCGGCACCTCCAGGAGCGTGAGCGGCGTCCGGGCGCCCGTGGGGAGCCGCGCGCTCACCGCCAGCGTGCTGCGCACCCCGCCCCCCCGCGCGCTGTCGGGGAAGGGCCACCCCGGCGCCGAGTTCACGAGCTGGAGCCGCGCCCCCACCCGCACGTCGCCCAGCCGGTAGGGGGTGCGCCGCGTCCCGGCCGCCAGCGCGAAGCTGTCGGCCCCCGCCAGCCGCGCCGCCGCCGTGTCGCCCAGCAGGTCGGCGAAGGAGAGCCCCTGCCGCGGCAGCTGCAGGGTGTCGCCGGTGAGCTCGCGCACCCGCCGCTGCAGCTCGATCCCGGCCTCCGACCCCGCCGTGGGGAGGTACGGCGAGCGCCCCAGCGCCGCGAACGCCGAGTCGACCTCCGCCAGCACAGCCGCGTTGACCCCTGCGTTGGGGTTCTCGCCCACCGTGGCGCCGGAGAGGAAGAGGAACGGCACCTCCGTCTGCCGGCGGTGGATCGGGACCGTCGCCTCCAGCGTGACGCGGCCGGTGAGCCCGTACGAGAAGGTGAGCGGCACGTCGCGGCGGTCGGCCGAGAGCCGCACGGCCGCGCTCCCCACCGCCACCTCCGCCGGGAGCACCGGGCTCGTGACGCGCGCCGCCGTCCCGGTGAAGAACTCGGCCAGCCGCGAGCGCAGCGGCGGCACCACCGGCTCCGAGATGCGCGCGGCGAGCGCCTGCAGCTGCTCCTGGAACGCGGCCCCCAGCGGCTCCGAGCCCCCGTCCGCGAAGCGCGACTCGTAGTGGGTGAACGCCCCCGTCCCCTTCAGCTCCACCCATCCCCGCGGCAGCACGCGCGCGTCCTCGCCCTGCGCGTGCAGGGCGGGGGAGGCCAGGGCGAGCAGGAGCGACGCGCCGGCGGCCGGCAGGAAGCGCTTCATCGGGTACGCCCTGGAAGCAGCGGGGACGCGGGTCCGGCCGGGCCGGACGCGGGGCAGGAGACGCTAGCGCGCGGCCCCCGCCCTTGTCAACGCGCAGAGGGGCGCGAACGCGGCGAAAACGGCTTAGGATCGGGTTAGGACGGCGCCCGGGCGGGAGCCGGCGGGGGTTGACCCGACCGGCCCGAACCGGTACATTTGCCGTTCCCAAACGCGGGCATAGCTCAGTTGGTAGAGCGCAACCTTGCCAAGGTTGAGGTCGCCGGTTCGAGCCCGGTTGCCCGCTCTCGTGCCCGCCGCGGGGTCGAAGCAGGTACGGCGCCGTGGCCAAGTGGTAAGGCAGAGGACTGCAAATCCTCGACCCCCGGTTCGAATCCGGGCGGCGCCTCTCCCTCCCTATCCCCTCGCCCCGCATGTGCTTGCGCGCCGTGGGGCGTTCCCGTCTCCGCTCCTGCCGTGCTACGTAGTTTGCTACGTTTCTTGCCCGCCGGCGATGCTTCCGACGTCCGCCTCAATCAGGTCCGCCCACTTGCGTAGGTCCGCCGCGAATTCGCGGAGCCACGCCATGGGCGTACCGGCGTGCGACGGCGCCCGGTCCATCCACCATGCGAGGCGTTCGATCACCGAGGAACCGTCCATGGGCGGAGGGTCGCTCCCGTGTTCCTCGGAGACTGCTTGCAAGAACGCCTTGTAGGCGTGATGTGTCATAGCGTCCATCGCTCCGTTCTCCTCCTCTCTCACGCCGCCCCCGCGTCGCGCAGCTTGCGCGGCTCGTTCACCACCGCGAGCAGCGTGTGCTCGTCCGCCCCGTCGTAGATCTCCAGCGTCCGCACCGACTGCCACCCGCCCGCGGCCGCCACGTCCGAGCGCGGCCAGTCCTTCCGTGCCCTCACCCATGCGCGCCGGTACGGGTGGAAGGCGCCCCGCGCCTGCGGCTGCAGGCCAGCGTCCCTCTCCGCGTGGCGCAGCTGCTTGATCGCGTACTCGACCGTCCAACAGCGGGTGGGGTCCTTCGGCCGCGGGAAGAGGGGTCCGCGCCCCACCGCGCCGCGTTTGCGCAGCAGCCGGTCGATGGCGGACCTCGCATCCGCAGGCAGTGGTATCCACATCTCCACGCCGCGCTTGTCGGTCTCCGCCCGCTTCAGGACCCGTCCGAGCGGTGCCTGCGGCAGCGCCTGCAAATCCAGGTCGGCGTAGTCCAGAGCGCAGATCGCCCCCGCCCGCCAGCCAAGCGCCTCCACCAGGTCCACGAACTCCCCGAACCGGCCGCTGCCGTGGCGGCTGCAGTGCGGCCGGAGGGCGAGGAAGCGGTCGTACGTGGCCACCGGCCGCCGCGGGTTCACGTTACGCGGCAGGGCGAACTGCATGACCGACGGCCGAACTGGCGCGTCGTCTAAATGGCCTTCGGGCCCGGCCCACCGCAGCACCGCCTGTAAGAAGCCCACGTCCTTGCCGGCGGTCGTGTCGCTAGCGGCGCCGAGGGCGTGCCCCTGCACCGCAACCCGCCCCGCCTTGCGGTCCGCGACGAACCGCTTGAGGATGCCGGGCGTCAGGTCCTGGACGACGAATGCGTCCCCTAGGTACGCCTGCCAGATATCCATCCGCCGCGCGTCGTCCTGGGCGCCGCGCCTCTTCTTGCGGGCCGGCTCGCCGGCGCCCTCGTAGAGGCCGAACAGCGCGGCCAGGGTGAGGAGGCCCCGCGCCCCCGCCTCCTTGTTCGTGCGATGAAGCCGCGAGAGGGCGTCGGCGTGCTCCATGGCCTTCGCCTTGTCCCGGTGTCCCAAGCTTTGAAAGTGGTTCTGCCCCCGCACGGGGTCCCACCAGCGGCAGGTGAGGACGCCGCCCGGCACGCGCTCCCCCACCCAGACGCGCGACCCGCGCGACCCCGCTTCGTAGCTCCAGAGCTTCGGCTGTTTCTTCTTCGGCACGGCTCACCTCCCGCCCGCGTGGATTCACAGCGCGGCCCGCCGGGCCGCCGCCCCCGCGGTAGATGATGCACTCCCGCCGCGTCCCGCGCGAGCCTTCCGGAGATCATCCGAATCCGCGGGCGCGTGCCCGGCCTTGAAGGGGACCTGCGAGCGCATGATTCGCGGCGCACCCTTGCGTCCGACGTTCAGCTCCGGGCGTTCGCGTAGAAGCGCGCCCAGGCGCTCGACGCTGTATCCGCCCAGGACGGAGGCTTGCGCGAGACTGAGCGGCCGCAGCGCATCGTCGCGCAGAGAGACCTCCATCTGGTCCGCGACCGAGTCCAGGACGGAGGCAAGCGCCTCGCCACCGCTGCCGTACTCACGGAAGCGGGCCGCGTCCTCGCGCCAGCGCTGGAGCAGCTCGGACGGGCTCACGTCGCGCCCCCATCCGTCTCCGCCAGCGGGACCCACCCCAGGCGCTGCTCCGTCGGGGTAGGGATGCGCGCGAGCTCGTCGGCGAGCCGCAGCAGGTTGCGGCGTTCCTGGTTGACGATCACCGACGGGCCGTTCATCCCCAGATACCTCAGAACGCGGTCGACGCTGTTGCGCAGGAAGAGGGCAACGCGGTCCGGGTCCGGCCCGCCCGACTCGCGCGCTTCCGCCCGGCGCCGCTCAAAGTAGCGCTGCTCCTCCAGTGCCTCTTCGACACGGAAGGCGTCACTGTGCTCCCAGGCTTCCGCTTCACGCTCAGCCTCCCCACCCAAGCGCCCACACCGCGTGCTGGCGCGTGCCTTCCGGCCAGGGATTCGACTCGACCCCGTGGTGGTAATCGAGCTTGGCGGCGTACCATACGGCGTCGAGAGCGTCTTTCGGGGGCTCAGGCACCGGCCACCTCGCCGCGCAGCAGCACATCGGCCTGGTCCAGTGCGTCCGCCAGCGCCGACAGGTCCGCCCCGCCCTCCTGGTTCGCGTTTAGGAACGCCCAGCCGAGTTCGCAATGCCGCGAGAGTACCCGGAGGGCGTGCGCCTTGTCCTCCGCGCTCATGTCCGGCTGCTGCGCGTGCGCAAACGCATCGCGGATGTTCGCCGGAAGCCGGTCGACCTCGGCCGCGGCGGCGTCCCGGCGCGCCGGCGGATTCTTGGCCGGTTGCGCGGGTGGGTCCTGTGCGCCGTGCCGCCCTTCCCACCCGCTCCCCGGGACCGCCGACGCAGGCGCCCCGACCTCCTGCAGCAGCCGAAGCGTCGTCCGAAGCGCCTCGTTCAGGACGACCACGTGCGCGGGGGTCGCAGGCGCTTCGGGATGGAACCAGGCGCGAATCTCCCCCAGGGTGGCCGTGCCGCGCACGATGGCGCGGGCGATGCCGGACGGTGCGACTGCGGCCTCAGCCGGGCCGGGGGCGCTTCGCGAAGCGGGGGCCGAAGACGACCCACCCGCTTGCGGAGGTGACGACGTGGCGGAGGTCGCACCAGACGCCATCGAAGGGTCCGCGGTGGAACCGGACGACACGGTGGACGTCGTGGAACCTTCGGTGGACGGCTCCTCCGGCATCGGGCTGGGGTCGGCGACGAGGAGCGGCCCGTGGGCCTCGGTCGGATCGGTGCCGCCCCACTCCTGGCCGTCGCGGTCCCCGACGGAACCACCCGACCCCGCCGGCGGCGTCCGGAAGTGTTCTGGCGTGCAGTCTTCGCAGACGCCGACGGTGAGGTCCGCCAGCCCCCACAAAGTCGAGCCGCAGGACCGACAGGGTGTCGTGCACGGCTCGGGTGACCAACGGCCCTCGGCGCCCCGTGGCTCGCCTGGCGGGCGCGGGCCCATGCCGGACTCGTCGGCTTGCACCTCCTCGCTTCCACTGACTGGCAGCGACGTACGCCCGATCAGGTCGAGTGCTGCCTGTCGCTCTCGCTCCTCGGGGAAGACCGCCGCCAGATCCGCGTGGGTGTCGACAGCGAGGCCCCGCCGGCGCATCTCCTCGAGCTTGGTCTCGTACCACGTCGGGTTGTAACAGCGCCGGTGCCCGACCAGCGTGTCCGGGGCGCCGCAGCCGCACTCCGCGTCGTGCTCGCCCGCGGGCAGCATAGGGGAGTCCGCCGGCAGGTCCGCGGCGCAGTCGAGCGGCCAGGAGACCTCGAGCGCCACCCCGAGAACGATCTCCTTCACCTGTCGGTCCGAGAGGCCCTTGGGCTCGGTGATCGCCGCTTCCTCGCACGCCGCCGCCGCGCGCCCGAACAGGCGCGCCCTCGCTGCATCGTTCTTGAGCTTGGAGAGGAACGGCTTCACGTAGTTCTTGAGCGCCGTTCGGCTCCAGTCGCCGGCCTCGACGCCCGCCAGCCAGTAGTCGGGGAGCTTGAGCAGCCCCAGGTCGTTGGAGAGCGTGGACGGGGAGTCGTAGCCGAGGGCCGCGGCGATCTCCTCGCGGGTCTTGCCGGCCGCCTCGCCGAGCGCCACCTCGACGGCGTGCGCGCGGAGCTGCTCCACGTCGGAGAGCAGGAGTTTTTCGGTGCCGGTGACGCGCGCGTAGCGGAGCGCCTCCTCGTCCGTCCAGGTGCGGACCTCGCAGCGGAGCGTCGCGAGCCCGGCCGCTCGAGCCTCGCGCCAGCGGCGCTCGCCGTCCACGATCTCGACGTGCGGGCGGGACTCTTCCGACCACCGGAATGGCGGGCCGTACTCCGCCAGGTCGGCCGCCGAGACGTGGACCAGGAGCGGCTCCTGCTGGCCGTTCGCACGCAAGGAGTTCCTGAGCCTCGCCTGCTCCAGCTCGGGGAAGCGCTGGCGGGGATTCATCCGCTGGCCGGCGAAAGGGCCCTCCTGGAAGCGGTACGGGCCGCTGATCCAGTGGAGGGGGATCTCGGCGACCCCGAGAGAGGCGCCCTCCGGCGCCTGAGACCGGAGCCACGCCTTGAGCGAGAGACCGCTCGCGCGGAACGCGGCGTTCTCTTTATCGGTCAGGTGGACGCCTACCTTGGCTGCCATCGGCTTTCCTTGGGGAACGAGAGTACGGGCGCCTCGGTGAGCCACCGGAGGTTACGCCACGGCGAAGCGTACGGCGGCTTAGGAATCCAGCGTCCGTAGCCGCTCCGGCGGTGGCCGTGCCGCTTGCGGGCCCGGCGGGACTGGTTGCCGTGGTGAGGGTGGCGCATCGGTCAGAGCGTGGGGTCGTCGTCTTCGTCCCATCCGGCACCAGCCGGGAGGGCGGCGGGCTGGCGCTCCTCCTCCTGAACCTGGCGGGCGCGTTCAATGATGCGGCGCGCCGCGGCCAACTCGGGCACGTGGACCGGGAAGGGGTCGCCGCCGTAGTCGCGCAGCCTAGCCACCGCCTTGCGCGCGACCTCCTCCGTGCACGGGTGGACGGCGTAGATCGACTGCCCGCCGTGGTAAACCGTCTGCGCCGGGTGGCCCTCCACCTCCGGAATGTCCACCCGGCACATGGGCGTTCCGAACATCACTTCCTCGGTGACGTTGCCTCGCCGCCGGCGGGCTGGATCCAGAGCACGCGCCCGTCGGCGAGGTCGATGCTTCCCGGTCGGTGGCCGTGGCCGCAGCAAGACTGCGTGGTCAAGACTCCTGCATCGTTCAGCGCCTTCACGATCGGTGCGATTCGAATCGAACGGTCGGCCCGCGCGCGGTGTCACACGCGGACCGCCGTCTCGTTTGCCGGCGCTCCCATCGCCGGTGCGGGCTCCCCCCGCTGCGCGCTGTCGGCCTGGTGCCGATGCCCCGATGGGCAGGAAGCGCGGTGCTTCGAATCGGCGGAGCCGCCGGGCCGGGAGTCTGCGCGGCCATGGGCACGGCGCAGGACCGGGGCTCCGGACGCAGCCCACGAGGGCCGCGTAGAGGGGGAGCAGGACGAAGACCCAGGACACGTCCGCTCAACCCCTGGGGCGTCGCGCGAGGCCGGCGAGCTGCCTGCGCTCCAGCCAGTCCACGGCGACACCGCCGAAGTAGAGCACCAGCATCAGCGCCACGAACAGGCCGACCAGGAAGGCGGCGAAGCGCACATCCACCGGGACGACGTCGCTGCACCGGCGGAGCGGCGTCACGGGACCAACTCCCGCGCGGGAGGCTTGCGCTTGTGCCCCCGCCGCGCGCGCGGAACCTTGACACCCAGGTCCAGCTGGCGGCGCCGGAGCGAATCGCGGAGCTCCGCCTGGAGATCGACGGGCGGCGGGGGAGGCGGCGCGGGCCACACGCGGAGCGGGACGGCCGGGGGCTCGCCCGGCGGGTCGTCCGGAACGGGCGTCGGCGTAGCGTCGCGCTGGTTGGCACGCCGGATCGCCGCGAAGACGCCCGACGACGAGAGGCCGAACGCTTCCGCCGCGCGGCGTTGGCCGGCCTCGTCCTTCGGCTGGGCGAGCTGGTCCCAGTCGATGCCGCCGCGGGGCGGGCGCGCGGGCTTAGCGCCGGGAAGGTCCTCGTACATGCGCTTCATGCCGCCACCCGCGCGTTATCAGGGCGGGGCATGCACGGGTAAAGAGGCGGATCGCCCCCCGACTCCACCTCCAGCGCGGGCGCGTCTGCGTACGGTCGGTCGGGGTACTCCGCCATTCCCGCCACGAAAGCGCGCCACCCGGCGCCGCGCCCTGCGTCGAAGCGTATGATGTGGCGCTCGCGCTCCTCGGCTATGGCGAGCTGACTGGGCTTGAGGTGCTTAACGAGATGACGAACCAACTGTCGGTTCACGACCAGACCGCCGACGCGCCCCGGCTCGCGGCCTGATGCGGTGATGGGGCCGATCGCGGCGAGCCAGCGCCTGAGACGCTTCCGGTCCGCCGTCCCCACATGCGACCAGATCCACTGGTGGTCGGCGAGCCGCAGGAACTTCGAGACCTCCTGCTCCGCGAGCGGCTCCCCGCAAGCGCCCCACGCTTCCACCAGCACGACCGATCCCCCGATCACCAACGAAGGGTTCTCGGGCCTGGACGCTGCGGGGAAAACTGTGGATCCGATGTATGGTAGGCTCTGCTCGAACCACGCGTCGAGACGCTCGCGAAGGCTGGTATCAACGGGCTTCATGCGCTCGCCTCCAGGAGCAGTATATGCAGGCGTCAGGCATGGGGGGACTCCTCGCGCGGCGTGCGCGCCATGTAGACGCCCATGCCGGTGTCGTCCCACACGTACGCGGCGAGATGGGGCGGCAACGTCGCACGCCAGTAGGCCGAAGGCGGGAGGACAGGTCCGCCGTCCAACTGCTGCGGGCGCCAGCACCACGCCCAGTCCACGGCCGCCGCCAGCTGTGCCGCCGTCCATCACTGCACCTCGCGGACGGGGAGCAGCAGTCCGGACGCGGCCAGCATGTCGCGCACGCCGCGGGCGGAGAGCGAGCCCTCGCTGATCGTGGAGCCGCAGTTGGGCGCCATGCAGGTGAACCAGGCGAGGCCGGCCAGGAACACGTCCGCCGCCGCGGTGGGCGCCGCGCCGATCCACTCCGGCTCAGCGGCGGGGGCGAAGGGGCCGGCGTGGGCGCCGTGGTCGCACGGGCAGAGGCCCGCCAGGCGCTCCATCTGCCAGGGGACGGCCGGGGTGGGGGCGTTCACGTCTCACCTCGGTGCTTTCGACGCTCCCAGATTCCCTCGATCTCCGCACGGGCCAACCGGGCCGCTTCACGTACTGCTTCACGGCGGGAAGGGTTGAAGGCGGTCCGCTCCCGCTCCACGAGCCAGCGGTCCAGCGCGGCGAGGGCTGCGTCCCGGGTTTCGTACTCGCGGTCGAGCTTGAGCGCGAATTCGAACGCGAGTAACTCGGCCACCTCCGTTAGCGGGGGGGGCGACTCCGGTTTCTTGCCACGCCTGGTCACGACTCACCCCCAGTGTCCGCGTGCCAGCCGCACCAGCCCTCATCCCACGCGTGCCAGAGGAGCGGGGCCGTGGAGTAGTCGTAGCGGTTGCAGTCGCGCGGGAGACCCGCCGAGGCAGCCTTGCCGCCGTCCACGCAGGCGGCGTCCTGGGCGGGATCGCCGAAGAAGCAGGGCGGCGTTACGGCCGCGAGCGCGCGGAGCGCCGGGCCGCAGTTTGTCCCAACCTTGTCCAACGTCGCGGCGACTTCGGGACGGGGCTGGACAGGCGGCGAGGGGGGCGTTACCGTCAGGGTCCCGCTCGAAGGCTCGCGCGTGGTCATACGACCACCTCCGCGGGATCACCCGAGAACAGCGCCAGGTACTCCGGTTCGAGGAGCCCGTCCTTCACGCGCTGCTCGTTGAGCTTGCGCACGCTCGCGAACGTGTAGAGGCGGCCCCGTCGCTTGAGCTCGCCCGCGCGGCGGAGCCTGCGCAGGCTGCTGTCGTCCTTGAGGCCCAGCAGCTCCAGAGTCCGATCAGTGCGGAAGCCGCCGGCCTGCCGCTCGAACTCTGTTACCTTCTCCACGTCAGGAAGCTTGCTCGCCATCGCCTGAGTCCTATCTTGCGCCCCTAGTTTGCCCGGTTCGCGCCCGGTTCTTGACCGCTGCCCGACCGGTGACTACCATACTAATGCACTGGGTACATGAAGTCAAGTACCTAGTGCATCTATGGGGGAGCCCAATGACTGAGGCGCCGAAGGGGCTGGGTGAGCGGATTCGGGAGTTGCGGGAGCGGGCAGGGTTGAGCCAATCCGAACTCGCGCGGCGCGTCCGGCTGTCGGGAGGCCAATCCTACGTCAGTAAGATCGAGGCGGGTGCAAAGGTGCCTGGCCCGCGCACGCGGCAACTGATAGCGCAGGCGTTCGGGCTACCCGCGGACGCATTGGACAGCTTGGATGCGTGGGACCCCGAAGCGCTTCAGGACTCCCGTGGATTCAAGGTCCTCGAAGAGGTTGCACGACTTGCACGTGAGCATGGGTGGAGCGAGCGCCGACAGCTCGCGGAAGCCTACCGGATCGCGCTTCGGCGCGGCTTGCGTGAGGTGGAGTTCCACCCCATTGACAACAGACGCAGGACAGTTTTGAACAATGACAGGCCCACAAGAGGAACTGACGGATAGGCAGCGCGCCCTCGTCTATGACGTCGCCCGCACCATCCTGTTCCTGCGCGACGTCGACTCCGGCCTCGGCGCAGGTCCGGCGGCGTTGAGCGACCTTCGCGCCTTGCGGCTGCTCTTCCGTGTCGGGCTGGAGCACGGCGCAACCGGCGGGAATGTGCTGGAGCCCGTCCGTCCGCGCCGCGGCGAGGCCGCGCGCTGGAGGGTTCGCAGCGGATTGGGGGGCGAACTGCTTCGATTCACGGTCGCGAACTGCGTCGGCCGGGAACTGTTCCGCGACCACCGCTTCAAGCGTGCTGCGTGTGACCTATTCTCTCTCGCCGTTGTCTTCCCGGCGACCGTCAATCCAACTGATAGGTCCGTGGTCGACCTTCTCTCGGAGTTTGATCCGCGTGCACGCTGGGTTGTACGAGACCTTCCGGCCCTCCTGCGATTGCGCACGGCGGTCCACCACGCGCTCGCCTCGTGCCCGCCGCCGCAGTTCCGCACCTGGTTGCATTCGCCCGCCAGGAGTGCTTGGTCGGCAGGGCGCGACGCCCGGGAGAGCGAACGTTACCGCGCCGCCTCAATCTGGTTTGCGCTCGCGATCAGATCCGGGCGGCACCTCGGGGACTTTTCGGCGGTATCGCTTGGGTGGACGGGATTGGGAAAGGTTCACAAGCTCCGCGGTGCGTTCCCTAAGGCCGGCCGGTGCTTCGCGAGGGCGGCGCATGTCGCGCTCCGGTGTGGATTTCGAGCCGAAGCAGCATACGCAGTTCACGGCTTAGCGTCGCTCGCAATCGAAGCACCAAGCGGGCGGCGCGCGCGCCGTTTGGTAAGGCTCGCGCTACGGCTCTACCCTGCTGGCGACCCGCACCGCCTGCACCTTCTCCACGATCTCGGCTACCTTTGGGTGGAGGAAGGGCGGTTCGTCGCCGCGCAACGTCTTTTCGGTGCCGTACTCTCGGCCGTGGCCGATGCCGAGCCTGGCCTGCGCATGCTGGTGCTTGCTAACTTCGTCCGGGCGGCTGCTGGGGCGGGAGACCGGGCGTCTTACGAGGCTTGGTGGTCTGCGGCGTGGAGGGCGGCGCATGAATCAGCGGACAGCCCCCAGCGCGCCCGCTCGTTCTTGCATCTGGCCTACGCCGCGCACTCGACCGGGCAATGGAAGCGGGCGACACTCGCTGCCGGACTTGCCGGGGGCTTGGCTTCTCTACACGGCGAGACGCGTGTGGCCGCGTACGCCGAGCGCGTCATGAACGCAATCTCGACACACGCGGCCATAGGTGCAGTGCGGAAAGAGGCTGTACCCGACGAACTATTTGCGCGCGAAGTGGAGGGGGTTCTAGCGACGGACTAGCAGCGCCCCCCGCCGCCGAGCGTGCCGTTGCGGCACGTCGAGTCCGTCTGGATCGGTTCCGAGAGCGGCGTGAACGTCGGCGTGGTGTCGCGCTTCTCCGCGGCGGGCGCGGGCGGCGCGAGCTGGGGCTCAACGGGCCCCTGATCGGAACAGGCCGCGAAGACGGCTGCACTGAGGCTGAGCCCGATGCACGCGAGCATCAGGCGGAGATGGGTCCGCATCGGGGTACTCTCCAGGTTGTCGGTGAAGGTGGGCGGGAAACGAGAGAAATGCGGCGGATCGGGTGTGCCGCCGGCCGGAAGTATATAAGTACAGAGGTTACGAGGGAAGTTCTTGCCCTCCCCGCGGTTGAAAGGAAAGGCCCTCAAATGATGATGCGTTACGTGGTAATCCTACTGTTCTGCACCTCGTGCACACCGGCTGCCGGGGTGACTGAAAAGTTCCCGCGGCCTCTCGCCCCAGAGTCCTCCGCGACCATCACCGTATTTCAAAAGCTCGACGGTGCTGTCAGTCCCGTGCTTCTCGACGGGTTTCGGATCGGCTTTCTCAGATCGGGAACGTACTTTACTTTTAGCGTACCCCCTGGCACACATGCCATCGGAACGGCGGGGCCGGCGAGCATCACCTTGGATTTCAGGCCGGGGGTCAGTTACTACTTTACCATCCACGTATCACCTGGAGCATTCGCGCCGCCGCCCTCCCTGGGAAGGATCACAGAAGCGGAGGCACGCGAACGCTTTTCCCACCCTCGAACGCGGAATATTACGCCGCCTCCGTAAGAACCGGGGGCTGTTCCCCGCTGTGTGGGGCTCTTCACCCGCACAGCAGGGCCTCGGCAACCCGAGGGGCGGCATGAGCGGTCCCAAGAGAATTAAGCCGGCCGGGCTCCTCACCATGCGGGCGCACACACCTCATCCGCTGGCCTCCCCCGAACCCGCACCTCGCCACCCGTCCCAAGACCCGCAGGCCCGGCCGGGCCGCCCGTACGCCGATCCCCACTGGCTCGCCGTCCGCTGGACGGAGCGACGCCGCCTGGTCCACCTCGCGCGCAGGCTGCAGGTGAGGCCGGGCGTCCTCTACGTCCTGCTCCACCTCTGAGGAAGAGCCCGGGTTCCGAAGCCCCCCCAGCAAAACATCAACTCTGCGCCGCATGGTGGCAGGAGCGGCACCGGCATGTTTTGGGCGCGCGAGGCACCTCCCCCCGCGCGACCGCCCGGAGCTGACTCGGCGCGAGGTCGGAATATTCCACGTGGTCGCAATCGAGGAGCAGCGTCCACGACTCCTTCCACACCTGGGCGGAGACGACCTTGCGCAGCGGATACCTGGCTTCGAGGCGTGCCGGACGCGCCTGCCGCGCCTGGGTGCGGACCCCGCCCGCCTGTTCTGCGATGGCCAGCCGGACCTTCAGGTTCCGGTTCTCCGCCTCCAGGTCTTCCACTCGGTCCAGGGCGCGGGCCAGGCGAGCCAGCATGGGCGGCACGGGCAGCGTTGCGCTCTCGTAGTTGCGAAGCGTCGACCGGCCGAGCCCCACCGCCGCGGCGCGCTCCTCCTGCGACTCGGGGTTGCCCACACGCGCCTTGACCACCAGAGAGAGCCGCATCTTCAACTCGCCGGCCGTCATGGCGCCGCCCGCAGGCGCGGCCCGCACAGGTGCGGGCGCTCTCACCCTGGACCTCTGGCCCCGCCGCCGCGCGTTCGCTTCCGCTTCCATGACAACAATCCCCCTCCGTAGGCGACACACAACCGCGATCGGCCTCGCGGTTGTTAGTATGGTGAAGGCTCATCACATTGTCAAGAGATGAATTTTCATCTCCGAGGGGGGCGGGGAGGGGGGGGGGGGGGCTCGTGCCCCCGGGATTACGAACCCGCGGTTCCGTTCAGGCCGGGGGCTCGCCGCCTTCTGCCCCCCTGCTCAATCGCACAGCCGCCGGGAGGTGCCGGCGGCCGTGCTGTCCTAACTGACTGCGCGCGATTGTCGCGCCGCATCCTACGGTCGGCTGCTGGTCACGCGCCCTTGAGCACCTTCCCGATCCCCTGCATCTCCACCCGCCTGCCCAGCTCCAGCCCGTAGGAGAAGCACTCCACCTGGCTGGAGGTGAGCGAGGTGACGGAGACCCCGAGCATCCGGGCCAGGCTGCGGCGCAGCGCGGCCATCTGCGGGGCGCGGATCGGCGCGGGCGTGCGGCGGCGGACCTGGCGCCAGTGGGCGCGCCGCCGGCGGCGGAAGAGGCCCATCAGAACACCCCGCTTGAGTCGGCGATGTACGCCCGCTTCTGGTCCGACGCGCGCCTGCCACCCGGGTAGCCGATCACCCTGCAGTCCACCCACGCCCCTTCGCTCCCGTCCACGATCCGCGCACCCTCGTAGGTCCCGGTCGGGCTCGCCTCCTCCGGCCCCTTCGTGACGACCGCGAGCTCCTGTCCTCTTTCCCCAAGGAACGTGAACGTCACCGGGTCCTGGCTGTTGGCCGGCTCGCCGGTCTCGGGGTGCGTGAAGCAAGCGGTGACGGTGATCTCCTGGCCCACCGTGAACTTCTGGGACACGGCCGCTACTCCGCGGAAAGGTTGGGGGCGAGCGCCGACGCGGCCACCTCGGGCCGGAGGCCCGACGCAGACAGCATCGGCGCGAGCGCGGAGACCGTGAAGCTGACGCGGTAGCGGACCGCGACGACGAGAGCGCCCGCCGCAACCGTTCCGCCGATGCCCAGCGTGACGTACACGGTGCCGGCGCTCACCTTCCGCCCGGCGAAGGCCGTCGCCACCGCCAGCCCCAGCGCCGCCGGGCCGGCCGACTGCTTGCCGACGCCAGCCGCGGCGCTCACCGCCAGCTCTGCCCGCGCCTGTGCGGACGATCCCTTCAACGTCGCCGCGGCGCACGTGACTCCCGCGCCGCCCACGGCGGCCGAGGCGGCGCCCTTAGCCGCCCAGCAGGCGCCGCCCAGCGCGAGCCCCGCCCCCGCCGCCGGCGCCGTGCAGTGACGCGTTCCGGAAGCCAGCCCCGCCGCGGCCACGCCGCCGGCGGCGGTAGCCGTGTGCTGGACCACCGCCTCGACCGCCCCTCCCGCGCCGACGCCGGCGCAGCCGGACGCCTCACCCCGCTTCTGGGCGGCCACCGCGAAGCTGAAGGCGAGGGACGCGCCCGCGACGCCGCCCCCCTTTTTCGCTCCGGAGACCACGCCGGCCGCCGCCACCGAGCCCGCCGCGACGCCGTTCGTCGCGAGCGCCGCGGCGCCGGCGGCCCCGTTCAGGGGAGCGACGCCCAGCGGGTGGCGGTTCAGCTGCACGTCAGTCCGTCCCGCTCAGCTCGGCCAGCTGGAGACGCAGCAGCCGCAGAACGACCGCGGACAGGTCCCGGATCGCCTGATCCCGCTGGACGTTGGTGAACCCGCCGGTGTTGTTCCTGTAGCCGCGCAGGGTGATGGCCATGGCCCGGAGACCCGCCTCGATCGCGTCGCGGTTGACCTCCTCGTCAGGGACGGAGAGGGTGCCGGACTCGACCAGCTGCCCCTGCTGGTTGTACGTGTGGAGCGGTTTCGATCCTGGCATCTCACGCGGCCCGGAGGGCCACCACGGGGGTGGCGTTGGTAAGCGAGCCCGCGCCGAACGAGGACGGCAGGGATCCGGCCGCGCTCGCGACGCTGTACCCGTTGTGCGTCGTGGTCCCGAAGGTGGCGTTCCGGGCCAGGAAGGCGCCGAGGGCGGTGAAGTTCCTGAGACCCACCGTCGCGCCCTCCGGCTGCGCGGCCAGCCAGTAGACGCCGGGGTCCAGCGTCTGGCTAATGGTGATCGCCTTGACACCGTTGCTGGTGCTGTCCACCGTGCCGGCCTCGAAGAGGAGGGCGCCGGGCTTGCCGTCGCCCCCGTCCGCGTACACGCCCAGGCGCACCACCGAGCTCGCGGCGAAGGTCGCAACCTCGCAGGCGATCCGGTCGAACGCCGTGCGGACCGGGACGTAGAACGGCGCCGCCCGCAGCGTGTTCGCCGACACGTTCGCGCTGCTGAGTCCCGGCGAGTAGGAGTGGTAGTACTCACCGCTCGCGAAGCGCTGGTGGAGCGCTCCGTAGATCGCCCCCTCCACGGAGCTGCGGGTGAGGCGCTGTTCGAACTTCGCCCCGCTCCCGAACGCGCTTCCGCTCGATCCCTGTTGGGCACGTGTGACGGTGAAGGTGTCGGAGGAGCGCGCGGTCACCTTGACCACCTCCACGGTCGAGCCCTCCTCCAGGGTCGCGAAGAAGAACTCGCTGGCGCCAGGGCTTGGGAACTTCGCGCCGTTCCCGGCCTGCAGCGTGAGCGACGTCGCCCCGGAGGTGATCCCCGACGCCAGGGTGCCGGCGGCGTTGTTGCGGAAGACCTCGATCATCCGAACACCCGGGCGATGTCGGTGTCGGTGACCTGGTGCGTGCCCTGGCCGTTGAAGGTCTCGGGTACGATCCGGGTCACCGCCATGCCGGCCGACGCCTGGCCGGTGAGGTCGATCGCGACGCCTCCCGACGTGGCGGCCACCTTGAAGGAGTCCGTGGCGGAGTCGCGGACGAAGTAGATGACGCCTTCGCTGAGACCGGCCGGCGCCCCGCCCAGGAACACGACCCGCTCCCCGTCCGAGAATCCGTGGGACGGGCAGTTGACCGTGTCGCTCGCCGTCGTGACGGTAAACGGCTTGTAGCCGCCGGTGCTGCCGAGCGGGATCATCCCGTAGAAGGTGCCGGCGCTCGCGGCGCTCCAGAGGCCCAGGAAGGCGACCTGCGTCCCGCCGCCCGGCACGTCGAAGGTGGCCGTGTTGCTGTCGTCCAAGGCGGACTCGGAAGCCGCGTTCCACGTCTTCGCCTTGCGAGCGTACGCGGGCGAGCCTCCGGAGATCTCGTTGGCGCCGGTGGCGCTGTAGGCGCTGTGGAGGGAGACGTACTGCGCGACGGCGGCCAGCGCGTCCAGCATCAGGTTCCAGGCAGCGGGGGCGAGCATCAGAGGGCCGTGTTCCTTGTGATCGGAAGCGGGTTGGGAGAACTGGTCAGTCCGCGCTGCGGTACCCGCAGAGGTAGGGGCGGAAGCGCCGCCCGCCGTTGCAGCGCGGCAGCGACGCGGTGTCGGGAGCCGGCCGCGGCGCCACCCAGGCCGCCGGGACGCTCCGGGCGGGCAGCGGTTCGAGCCGCTCCGGCGCAGCCGTGCAGCTGAGCGCCGCCCCGGCCAGCAGCACGCGCACGCGCCGCCACGCACGGCGTGCGGCGCGCTCGCACACCGGGCTGTGGTCCACGTAGAGGCGGACCCCGCCCGCGAGCGCGAGCGCGCCCACCAGCAGCCCGGCGAGGAAGCGGCGCACGTCAGCCGGCGAGCATCCGCCGCCGCGCCGTCGTGGCGAGGGTCTCGCGTACGTGTCGGTTGTAGCCGGGCCATCGGTCCGCCGATGCGTCGCGCACGAGCGCCGCGTCTGCCAGACCGAGCGCGACGCCCGGTGACCGCGACCCGCCCATCTCGCAGTGGACCACCACGCGCGCCGCCCCCGGGTGGCGCGCCATGAAGTCGACGACCAGGGCGGCGTGGTTTTCGTCGAAGGCGATCAGCCCGCTCTCGCGCGCCATCTCGGGAGTGAGCCACCCGTGCGGCCAGTTCTCGTCCACGTGGCGCAGGTCGGCGTCCACGAACCAGAGGCGCAGCACTGCGGCGAATTCGGGCGAGAGCGTTGCCATCTGCGGCTCTTCCCCTGCGACCATCGGGGGCGACAGGATGGAGATGCAGGTCTCGTTGCAGTCCCGCGGCCGGTAACGTTCGACCTCGCGGCGCGAGAGGACCAGCACGGTGGGCGCGGGCACCATCATCACGGCGCTCTCGGCGGCGCCGGGCGGCACGGTCTCGTTCATGATCGACACGGCGTTGAGGATCTCCCCCACCGGGTCGTGCGCCCTGGCGTGGAGGGTGGCCGGCAGCAGCGCGAGGGCGCAGGCCAGCACGGCGGTGCGGCGGGTGAAGACGGATCGCATCTGCGGAGGCCTCCTTCCTGTTCGGTTACGCGGCAGTCTCCCGCGGCCGCGCAGCGCGGTGCGCCTCTCAGCGCAGAATCGGGATCAGCCGGTGACACTCCGGGCAGCGCCACGTGCTGCCCTCGTGCGGACCGGCCCCGTTTCTCGGGTGACAGCACCAGCCGTCGCTCACTGCGGCTCCTCGATACCTGCCAGCGCGAAAATGCTCTCCGCGGGGCGGAACACGCCGCCACACCGGGTGCAGTACCGGACGTCGTCGCGGACCCTCGTGAGCAGGGTACCACCGCAGTTGACCCGCGGGCAGCCGGGCAGCGGCGCGGGGCTCGCCGGGTACAGGTGGCCACCTGCGGGGCCCATGGCCTTGACCGCTTCCGGTGCCCCGATCCACGGCAGGTCACTGCCGCTCCCCTGCTGCCTCGCGTCGGGGAGGCCTCCCAGGATCTCGCGCGACCGGCGGAGCGCCTGCTGGTCCTGCCCGTCCTCGCTCGCCAGCAGCCAGAGCATGGCGCCCGCGATCAGGAGCCCCAGCGCCCCGCACGCCAGCGCGGCCGTCACGGCGAGTCCTCCATCCGTCTGCGGCGCGGCCATACGCCGCGGACGCCGCCTTGCATCGCCCGTCAACTCCCGCCTCAGCGCGTCCGCGGCCGCGCGGAACCTCGCCTGGTCCTCCGGCGGCCAACGCTGGTCGCTCGCCAGGTTGTCCAGCCGGCGCACCTTCTCCTCCGGCGTCAGGTCGCTCTTCCCCGTGCAGCAGGTCGGGCAGCGACATTCGCCGCAGAGCTCGTCACGGAACGGGCAGAGGCTCCGCGGAACGACGCTGCGTGCGGCGCCCGGGAGCGGCAGCGTCGCGCGCATAGCGACGGGGTTCCCTGAGGAACGGCGAGACAGGCTCATGCGCGGTTGTTCCTCCCGACGTGGTAGGCCCGGCAGTGCTTGCAGCGGTAGACGTCCAGCGGAGCGCGGCGCCTCCCCCGCCGCCGCATGGCGCCGCGGTGCCGGTTGGCCCCGGCCCTGTCGTGGCACTGCTTCCCCGTCTTCTCGCACCACTGCATGGCGCGTCTGCCGTTAGCGGGTGAGGTCCGGCGCCAGGTGACGCCGGGCGCAGATATCGGGCAGGGTGTCGCCGCCGGCCTTGCAGTCGCCGTAGAGCTGCTGGCGGTGGATCGCGTCCAGGCGCGTGAGGATCTTCCTCTGCCCCTCCTCCAGCCCCCCCACGCGAGCGGCCAGGGAGTCGTACGCCTGCCTGTTGACGTAGCTCAGGCTGATCGAGTCCACCCGCGCCGGCAGCGCGCCCACCGCCTTCACGCGCACGGCGCTGTTAAGACCCATGGTGAGTAGCGCGGAGGCGGCGCCCACCACCGCGGCCATGGTGAGCGTGCTTTCGCGCAGTCGGCTGAACCATGTCGAAGCGGTCCGGCGGGCAGGCGTCATCTTCGGCGCTTCCTGCGCGGGAGGTTTTGTGTGGTAAGGGGGCACTGGCAAAACGAAACAGGGGCCCAAGCCGAAACATCGGCTCGGACCCCCACCGGGTCGGGTGCGCTCTGGGCGCCCGTCTACACGAATGTGGTGGAAACTACACGTGTTCGTCGCGGCTGGCAAGAGAAATCGTGGGGGCGGGCGCCAACCGCTTCCCGGGGCGGCGGCGTCCGGCGACCCGGTCAGCACAATCTCTCTCTGCGCGCCCGTCACCCCCCCTTTTTTGCCGAGCCCCCCCTGGTGGCGCGTACGAACGGCGTCAGACCTATGCACTGCTTCTGGTGCCCGCCTAACGCGAACCAGGTCGCTGCGGCTTCGCAGATACGCGAGTCATCGGCGTCCAGAAGGCAGAGAGAGACCGCAGCCGGAACGCCGCCGGGGATCGGCAGGCGCATCGTCAGGTTCGACGCGCGCCGAACGAGCGCCTCATCGTCGCGCGCCGCCTCAAGTCCGGCGTACACCTCTTCCGGACTCAGTGAGAGCGACCGTGCAATGCCTTCAGCCCGGTCCCAGCGTTTGTGTTGGCGTCGAAGGACGCCTTGGGCGACGCCATGCATCGCCTGGTGCGTCCGGCAGGCTTCGCGGAAGTCTTCGAGGGATCTCAGAAGGATTCGCATGTGGAAGCTTCTCCGCCGCGGCCCGACACACCCACGCCTCTTCGCCCGAAAGCTAACCATCTCACCGCCTGGTCACAACCGCCTTCATCAGCTCTCGCTTCAGGTGCTCCGGAAACACCGTCTGCACGGTCTTCTCCGCGGTCGGGAAGAACTCCAGGCGGCCGTCGATCCGCGCGCGCGGCGCGAGTCCGTAGAGCACCTTCAGGCTCACGTCCCTCACCTTGCGCGTGCGCAGGTCCGAAACCAGCACCCGCCTGCCCCGCCTGCCCTTCCGCCCCCGGCCGGTGCGCTGGAGGATGATCCCCTTGCCGCCCGCGGTCCGGATCATCACCGTGCGGTTCTTGCCGATCAGCACGTTGGGCGACTGCGCCTTGAAGTCCAGCGCCCGGGGCCGAAGCGAGGGCGCCACAATGCCGGCCCTGGTCCTCCGGACCCCAGACTCCGGGATCGCCAGGCGAGTGCCCTGCGGCTTCTTGACGCCGCCGTGCTCGAACTTGGCGAAGATGTCCGCGCGCTGCGCGCCGCCCGGCGGCTCCAGCTTCACGTCGCGATGGAGCCGGGTCTTCGTGGCCGCGGGGCCGGGCTTGAACGCGCGGGACGCGAAGTCGCGCCGCCGCACGGTGAAGCTGCCCGCCAGCTGCCGGGTGGCGGCCTCGTCCACGTCGAACGCCGTCGCGTTGATCGCCCGGCTGGTGGCGAAGGGCATCTGATCGCGGGCCAGGGAGCCGAACGCCCGCTCGACCTGGCGGGCGTCGGCTGTGACGTCGATCCTCACCGTGCCTCCTCCAGTCGGGGAAGACGCCACGACTGCGGAGATGGACGGACGACGGGCGCGGGCGCGGCCAGCCGGCGCATCTGGCGCGCCTGGCGCGCGGCCGGGAGGTAGCGCTCCATCCGCTCGGCCGCCGCCGCGGCCAGCCGCTCCTTCTCCTGGCTGAGACTCACCTGCCCGTGCGCGATCCGGTCCGGGTGGACCATTTCCACGGGCAACGTGTGCGTGTTGCCGGGGAGCTGCACCAGGCTCCCGTCCGACTCCGCCACCTCCGCCACCACGAGGATCGGCCACGCCGTGTCGGTGGGCTCGCCGGCGAGGAAGAGTTTCACGACGCACTCTTCCCCGCTGCTCAGCCGGAAGCGGTGGTCGTCGGCGTGCTGTCCCTGCGCGCGCGGGAGCCGGGTGGGTGCGGGCATCGGTGGATGAGGTAGAAGGGTCAGCGAAGCGTGGTTCCGCCGCCGGGGGTGCCGGGAGTCGTCGCCCCGGACGCGGGAACCCCGGCGATGCCCACGAACACCCGCCCGTTGCCCGCCTTCGCCGTCTCTTCCGACTGCGTGGCGAGGTAGGTGGCGGCGCCTCCGGCCAGGTTCAGGTCGTCGGTGTAGACGAACCACTCCTGCAGCGCCGCGACGCCGGAGAGCGTCACGGTTCCGGAGTTATAGTTGACGTCCATCTGGCCGAACTGGTGCGTGTGCGCGGCGAGCGAGACGGTGGCGGTGCCGTCGCCGTTGTTGGTGGTCGAGATCAGGTTCCCGCTGTAGCCCTTGATCGCGCTGCCGCGGTTGCCCTGGAAGTACGGCAGCCCCTTGGCCGGGCTCGCGAGCTGTCCCGTCCCCGCGGCGAGACCCGCCTTGGAGCGGGTGGCCCCCTCGGTCGCGTACCGGCTCTCGACGATCACCTCGATATCATCGAACCAGGCACTCCCCGACTGGGCGCCGTTGTAGCCCAGGTGAATGGCGAGCCGCAGCACACCGGCGCCGTTCACCTGGAAGTACGCCCAAACCTCGGTGAAGTCTCGGGCAACGCCATCGGCAGGCAAGCCTACGTCCGCGACGAACGAGAACACCCCGGCGCTGCGTGTCTCCAGCACCGTGAGGGAGGACACGCCCGAGACGATATCCGTGTTGAGCGCCGCGCCCTCGCCAGCCTCGCCGGGCGGTAGGGCCGTGGTCTTGATCCTGCCGCGCACCGTCACGTAATCGCCGTCCGCCACCGCGTACTGCGGGAAGGCCCACGCTTCGTCCGCCGCGGACGCATGCGAGAGTTTGAAGCTGCGGTCCCCACGGTAGAACGTTGCCGTGTCGATGGTGAGTGAATTGACGGCGGTGAGTTCGGTGAGGCCCTCCGCGTCGCGCTGCGCGCTGCCGTTGACCAGGACGTTACGCGCCCCGTTGCCCACGCCCCGACGGCCCGTCCGCGCCTCCCCCTGCACCGTAGGCGCCGGGACGTTGTTGATGTTGCCGCCGTAGTTGCTGACCGTCGTGCTGGGCGTGACGGAGCCGCTGATCCAGTTGGAGGCGACGTACACCATCGAGACGGCCCGCACGCGTACATCGTAGCCCACTCCCGCGCTCACCTCGGAGAGGACGAACGCCTCGGTGTCCTGCGGCCCCGCGTAGTTGCAGAGGTTGAACACCCCTCCAGCCGTCGGCTTGATCTCAATCTCGTAGCGCAGCAGGTGCGGCTCCGGCGAGGCGGTCCACTGCACCCGGATCCGCGGCACGCGGATGCCGTCCTGCACCTCGAGCGCCGTTGTGGCGTCGGCCGTCAGCACCAGGCCCGACGGCGCCGCCACGCTCTGCGGATCCGGCAGGCTCCCGCCCGGCAGCGTTGCCGTCGTGGTGGGAGTCGAGAGCGTGTACGTGTCGGCGCTGTAGGCCTGGAGCACCACTTCCACCAGGTGGTCCGGCCGGATGGAGAGCCCCAGCACCCAGAACGGCTTGGCGGTCCAGCCGGGGGTGGAGTGGGTGACCGGCACCACGTCGCCCACCTGCAGCTGCAGCGCCGCCTCCTTGGCCGTCAGGCTCACGAAGAGATCGTTCCGGCTCTCCTTGAGCAGCACCTCGGCGATCTGCAGCGCGGCGTAGCGGTTGGTGGTGCAGGGCAGGTCGACGTCCACCTCGTTGGCGAAGCCGTTATCGGCGGTGCGATAGGGATTCGCCGCGCCCGGTTCGGGCCACGTGGCCGTCTCCACCACGTAGTTCTTGCCGGAGTCGACGTACGCCACGCGCACCGTGTTCGCCGTCTCCTTGAGCCCCGCCCGGCGGAAGCTCCAGTTGCCGACGATGTTGTCCTCGGTGAGCGCGAACGCCGTGGGCGTGGTGGGCCGCCGGATGAAGAGCCGGTAGACGCCGCCCTGATAGACCAGCTGCCCCCGGCAGGAGGAGAGCAGGTCGTTCAGGTTCTGGCCGCGCGCGCGCTCGGTGGCGAGGATCGCGTTGCAGGTGAAGCGCTTCTGCACCCCGCCGGGCACGGAGAGGGTCTCGTCGCAGTAGTTGGCGGCGGCGGCGAAGGACGCTTCGTCGATCTCGGCCGTCGATGCCCCGAGCCCCACCTGCGTGGACAGCAGGTAGTCACGCACGCAGAGCGCGGGGTTCTCCGCGTGCTTCCACGTGGAGTCGCGCGGGTCGAAGACGCGCCGCCCCCGGACCACGCAGGCGATGCGCGGGATTCCCCCGGGAAACTTCTCGTTGTCGTAGGTAAGGAGCAGCCGCACGTATGCCATGCCTCGCCCGCGGGAGGACGAGGGCCAGCCGGTGGAGGAGAAGCGGGCCGACATTTCTGCGTCCACGCTCTGGCCGAACGTGCCCATGTACTTCGCGACCCGCACCCGCGCGGTCGCCCCGTCGATCGTGCTGTTGCCGACGAAGGCGCTCTGCACCACGCCGGAGGCCGAGACGGCCAGCTTGTCGTCCAGGTAGATCTCGTCGATGGCCTGGATGCCGTTGCCGTCATCCGAGCCCACCCCTAGCACGCCGACGATCGCGAGGATCTTGTTGTTGTTGGGATCGACCCGGATATCCACGATGTTGGGGGCCATCTTCACGGTGCCGTAGATGACCGGCACGTCCGCCTGGGCGCTGGTGGCGCTGGTCTGGAAGCCTTCCTGCCCGCCGCGAAGGCGTCCCGCGAGGAGCCCGCCGACCCCGGAGGCGACGAAGCTCGCGCCCAGCGAGAACGCCGCCGCCGACACCATCTGCCCCACCCCGGGGATGAACTGCACCCCGATCAATGCCGCCCCGGCGACGATCTTCCCGAGCGGGCTACTCATGGCTCGGCAGCCTCCAGAGCAGCACCCCCGCGCTCAGCTCCGACAGGGGAACCAGACGCACCCCCTCGGCCCGCGTCGAGACCAGCGCCCGGCCGTCCACGACCACGGCCGTCTGCGCCTCGCCGCCCTGCTCCGGGCCTACGGCGACGTCCCCGCTCTGCGCGAACCCGAGCGGCAGGCACCAGGCCTGGAGGCGCTGGAGGCTCGGGCGGACTCCGCCGCTCACGCGCATGGCCTCCACGGCCTGCCGGGCGCTCGCCCAGCGCGGCACCGAGGCGAACACCTCCTGGCCGTACATCACCCGTGCCGCCTGGCGCACCAGCGAGGCGCAGTCGGTGCGGCCCCATGCGAAGCGCCGGCCCACGCGGCCGGCGGCCCAGTGGTGCAGGCGCACGTCCCAGTTCTCGGCGCGCTTCACTGGCCGGGCTCCCGTGTGGGAGCGCGGTCGCGCGTCGGCGCCGGGAACCAATCCAGGAGGTCGCGGGGCGGAAGCATGGCTGCGATCAGGCCCGCGCATTGGCGGACTCGCGCCGTCGCCACTTCGTCCACCTCCATAGCATCGCCAACGCGGTAGATAACCGACGACTGGAGAAGCGCCGTTACGTGATCCCAGGTGAAACCCTTCGGATGATCGTACAGCAGAAGCGCAGCCCTGGCATGAAACGACTCGTCGGCAGAGTCGAACACCGCATCCGCCAGGATGACCTCATGTGGCTCGCCAGCCAAGACCCGAATCCACAGGTCGTGATTGAGTGCGGGTTGAACGGCGTTGTCGATGCTCATGTCGATGGCCTCAGTCCGGTGTCCGACGGCGTCCCCGGCGTCTGCCCGCCGCGCGAGGGTCCGCTCGGCGCGTTGGTGCCCCAGTAGATCGGCTTCCCCTCGATGGTCGGCACGTTCTGGAAGAAGGTGTCCCCGGCCGCCTGCCCGGCCCGGGCCAGAAGCTCGTTGTGGCTGGTGACGTTGGCGCGCACCGGCTGCGGATGCGCGAGCCGCGCGGAGCGCGAGACGACGCGCGTGCGCACCGTGCAGGTGCCGGGCGCCCCGTCCCCGCCCGGCTCCTCACCGATCTCCCACGCCTCGTTCTGGTAGCCTGTCCAAAGGAGGAGCGGGTCGGCCACGATCGCGCCGGTGGCCTCGGTCACGTGCGCGAGCCACACCGACGCCGCGAAGCCACGCACCTGGTTCGCCAGCAGCGCCGACATGACCGCCGTGTCCACGCCGGAGAGGGTGAGCTCCATGCTCTGGCTCTCCCCATCAGGGCTCTCCTCCGCCGCGCCGAGCTCCAGCAGCCCGCCCACGGCGTCCCACGTGAAACCGTTCCACGGCAGGTCCTGCGGCGCGGTCGCGAGCCGGAGCGTGCCGCCGGAGTGCGAGACCTGGATCAGGTGGACGGCCGTGCTGCGCTCCGCGGAGACGGCCGCCACCATGCCGGAGGTGAGTGCCCGCGTCACGGCGCCTCCCGGAACGCGACCCGCAGCCCCATGTACCAGCCGTCCGGCCCCGCGGCGGGAATCTCCGGCTTGCCCGCGATCATCGCCCGCAGGGTGCAGTTGGAGAGCGTGACCACGGTGCCGTTGGGCACCGTGTAGCCGACCGGCAGGGCCGGCGAGATCGTGGCCGTAGCGCCGCCGCCGCCGTTGCTGCTCTGGTCCGAGGTGAAGCGGAAGAGTGGGTTGAGCCCCGCGATCCGCAGCGCATCGCCGGCGCGGATTGCGTTCGTGACGGCGGGGCCCAGTCCGGAAAGCGTGATCGTGGCGCCCTGATTGCTCCCGGGGCCCGCGTCCAGGATCGTGGCCGAAGCGACCGCCGCCGCGCCGTTCTTCGCCAGGCCCGACCCCGGCGTCAGCAGGTGTGCGATGTCGAAGACCACGAGGCGCGCGGCGGCCTCCTCGATGAAGACCAGCAGCGCCTCCACCTCAGGCCGGCCCCGCTTGAGCGGCCCCCACTCCTCGCTCCAGGTGCGCCCCACGGCGTTGCCGGTCCTGGCCTGGATGCCCCCGGTGTGCCCCACCGACAGAAAGCCGGCGGGCATGTCGATCAGCGCCGACTGTTCGCGCGAGAGCAGGGTGCGGGGGAAGGAGGGCACGGCAGTTCAGGACGTGGGGGGTTGCGGGCGCTCGGGCCCGCCGGCGCGGGCACACTTCGCGACCGCCGCCGCCACCGCGTCCCGGTGTTCCTCAAGGAACCGGGCCACGCGGTCAGCGTCCCACGGCACATCGTCGAATCGCACGGTCGCTGTCGCCTGCGGCGGCGGCGGGGCGGGGCGGCGGCGAAACAGCCGCCTCAGTAAATCGCGAAGCATCGCTGGCTCCTCCTTGTGCTTCAGTTTCCCCGGATGGCCTTGCGCACCGCGCCGCTTCCGTTGATCGCCCGGGCCACCTGCATGGCGATCTCGTCGCGCGAGCCTTCCAGCATCTGAGACACGCTCCTGGCGTCCCAGGCCTGGACGTTCTGGTTGACGGTGACGTGAACGTTGACCACGCCGCCGCCCGCCGCCGGACGGCCACCGCCACCCCGAGAGAGTCGGTGGTTTGGGATGATGTTCCCTGAGGAACCCGGCAGGAAGAGCTCCGGGCCGCGCTCGCCCACCAGGTACGCGCCACCGGCGGAGACTGGGCCCCCCGTCGCACGCGCACCATCAATGGGGGCAAGGATCGCGGGTAGCCGGGAGGACGTGGAGGAGGGCGATGCACCCCCGACCACCGCACCCAGGATCATCTGCCCGAACTGCTGGACCGCCTGGTTCATGAAGAAGCGGGCAAGGTCCGCGGTGAGGGCGGTCAGCATCTCACGGAACGACTTCAGGACCTTGCGGTTGTTCTCGATGACGTCGCTCGCCCAATCGCTGAAGTGAGACCCGGCCATGTCGATGATCGGTCCGAGCCGCTCCATCTGCTCTTCCACCTCTTCGCGCATGCGACGGAACTCCTCCGCTTGGGCGCGCATCTTGGCTGCGTCGCGCGCCCCCTGCTGATGTCCGATGAGGGCGCCGCCGCGCGCATGGAGCGCCTTGTCATCGGCCAGCCCGCGGGTAAGTGAGATTTCGGCGAGCGGCCGCGGGGCCTCTTCCTCCACGAACCGGCGGAGATCCACGGCTGCCCGCAGAAGGTTGGCGGGAGCTTCACCGCCAAGCTTTCGGACCTGGTCGTTCACGCGAGCCGCCTGCTCCCACATCAGCCGCAGCGCGTCGCGGTTGGCGTGGCCCGCCTCTTCGAGGAGCTTCAGGTGTTCAAGCTCGGCCCTGACGGATTTGAGGAGGTCGGCGAAGGGCTCCTCCGGGCGCTGGCGCCCACCGCCGCCGCCCCCACCGCCGCCCGGCTGGTTCGGACGTCCTCCCGGCCGCGCAGGACGTTGAAGCGCAAGAATGCGCTGATTCGCAGCGCCGAGAAGATCTGTGATCTCCCCGTAGCGCTCTGCCACGGAACTCACCGCCGCCTGTTCTCGACGTAGCGCCTCCATGGTCGCACGCAGAGACTCAACGCTGGTCTGCCGGGAGATTGCGGAGAGCGCCTCGCGCTGCCGCATGTTGAGCGCGCGCCGGTCCTTGAAGGCCTTGTCGAGGCGGTCCTCTGCATGTGGGTCAGTCAGAAGCCCCAGCCATCCCCAGTTGTTCGTCGTCCACCCAGCGTTGCGGAACACCTGCGGCAGGTCGAAGATGGTGTCGAGCAGAGCGCCAAGGGACTCCGTCAGACCACCCACGCCGCTGGCAGCCCCGGTAGCTCCGTCGTAAACATCGGTGAATAGGCGGCGCACATCGGGCGACGTGGCGACGACCTCCGCAAGTGCTTCTTTCAAATCACTGACGATGTTTCCGAATTCCTTGATGCGGCCCGGCGTGGTCTGCAGCTCGGCCTCCGCCGCCCCGGCGAAGTTGGCACGCAGCTCAGTGAATGCCTGGTTGACGTCCTTCGTGGTGACGCCGTACTCGCGCAACGGCCGCGTCTGACCGTTCCATGCGCGGGCGAGCTTCTCCCCGGTTTGCGCCAGGTCGTCCCCACGCCGGGCGGCAATGTCTACGGCGAGCCCGATAAGCCTAAGTCCAGTCTCCGTGTTTCCGGTTACCTCGATGATGCGGGTGAGCGCCTCGGTGATCTGCTCATCATCGAAAGCGGACATGCGGTCCAGTTGCGAGACGACGCCGTCGATATGGGGCTCCAAGCGCGCGAAGTTCTGACCAACGCCTTCAACTGCGTTGCCGAGCATCTTCCCCAACCGCTCCGCCTCCAGGAACTCGCGAGCCGCGCTCTGGCCGAAGGCAATGATTTCGCGCGCGCCTCGCTGGAACGCATCGGAGGCTAGGTTGCCGAGGAACGAATCCCGCAAACCCGACGTGGCTTTGGCGAACGTGCGGACGTCGCCCTCGCTGCGCTTGAGCGCGCGACGGAGCTCGTCGTTGTCCCCGACGATGCGGACAGCCAGCGTCGCCAGCTCGGACTTCAATGCCATCAGCGGAGATCAGCCGAAGGGTTTGACGAACGCCGGACCCGCTCGTTACCGTAAGAACCGCACACTCAAAAGCCCGGAGGATAGTGCAGATGATCACCGCCCTACTCCTACTCGCGCTCGCCGTAGGACTTCTGATCGGGCTTGGGGTCGGAATTGGCCTGCTATTAGTTTCACGAAGACGAGGTACGTGAAATCCACCCCTTCCGCCCCCGCCGTATCCACCTCCCGATGACTCACGATGTTCCGTGTCGCGAGTGCCGCTCCCTGATCGACTCTGCGGCGCCAACCTGCCCGACCTGCGGTTGCACCCAGGGCCCGCCCCCAGCAAAGCCGGTCACGGCGGGAACGATTGCCGCTGGGGTCGTGCTGGCAGTTCTGGTTCTGCTGGTGCTCTTCAGCTAACGCCGGCTGCCGCCCAGACCTCCCGCTTGCGCTTCAGGTTCTCACACGCCTCGCGGTGCTGCTCCTCGGTGAGGCCGCCCGCCTTGAGCAGCGCGTCCAGCTCGGCGTAACCATCCTCCACGTCCGCGAGCGACGGCGCCCCGGCTCCGCCAGCCCCGCCCCCCGCCGCCTCCTCCACCCGCCGCCGCTCCTCCAGGAACCATTCCTCCCAGTCGGCGGCTTCCTCTGCGGTGATGCGCCGCTTGAGCTCCGCCACGGTCATCCCGCCGAGCTCGGTGGCTATGCGGAAGTAGAGCCAGTGGTCGGGGCCTCGCCTTTTCCCTCGCGCGCGCCCAGTCCCGCCGCCCGCAGTGCCGGCGGTCCGAGGATGCACTGCGTCTCGAAGTCGAGCGCGGCGAGGTCGTCCATGCTCATCCCCGCGAACACGAGCGCCCCGGTCTCAGGGTCGCGAGTAGTGTGCTTGATCGCGGAAAGGAGAGCGACGGTTTGCTCGTGTTCCGGCTCCGACGCGGCGACGTCGATCAGTACGGCCGAGCGGGTGACCCCCGAACCGCCGCGCACCTCCACCTCGCCTTCCAGCTCCGGCACGTAGTGCCACTCGCTGGTGGCCCCGACCGGCCGTGCTTCGGCCCGCTTGGCCGCGACCCGCGCCCGGGCCCGCTCCGCCAGCGACGGCACGGGCGCGGCCGGGGCGACCTCCTTCCTGGGCATCGTTCGTCCCTCCGTTTACGACGTGAGCTTGCTCAGCGCACCCTGCTTCACGAAGCGGAGCACGGTGGTGATCGCCTGGCCCACCTGCGTGTCCACCGGCTTGTAGACGAAGCACTTGTAGGCCGCGCTCCAGCCGGGGTTGGTGGCCGACCGGCTGGCGTTCACCGCCCGGAACTCCACGGTCACGTTGAGACCGTTGCGGGCGTCCTCGTATGCCGCGGCGTTCACCGCGTCCGGGGTGCCCGTGCCGAAGGCCTGGAGGCAGGTGACCTCCAGCGAGCCGGACTCCATGCCCGCCTCGCTCGACTTCGTGCCGGCCGCGTTGCCCACGGTGGTGTCCACCTCGTCGAACTCCGGACCGCCGGAGATCTGCTGGACGTACGCGGAGAGGTCGACCGTCGTGGGGCCGGAGGTCGTCACGCTTACGTACGGGTTCTTGAGGATCATCGGTTGCCATCCGGTGCTGAGGGAGGGAGGGGTGTGTCAGCGGATGCCTGCCGCGACGAAGAGGGGCACCGTGGGCGCGCTGCCGGTGACGGTGTCCACCACGCGCCACCAGGTGTCGGTCACCGGCCCAGCGAGCGAGCCCCAGGCGGCGCCGTTCGGGCCGGCCGGAGTGAGGGTGACGCGGTCGGTGGGCGAGGCGAAGTTGGACGCCGGCGCGCTCTGGAGCTTGAACGTGGTGGCGAGCGCGGCCGAGGCGGCGCCGACATGGACGACCAGGTAGACCCGCTGACTGGAGAGCGCGGCCCCCAGGTTCACGGCCGTTCCGTTGTTGGTTGCGCCGGTCACGCTCCGCGTGAGGTTCAGCATCACCCGCCCCCGCACCAGCGGCCCCGAGCTGCTCCGTCCTTCCGCCGTGATCGTCGCCGGCTCACCTACGCGCAGGTCTTTCGGAGCGCGGAACGCAGTGGACAGGAACAGCCACGCGAGGTCTCCGGCGGCGGCGGAGCCGAGCGCGAAGGCGAGCGGCACGCCAGCGTCGCCCTGAAGCGCGAACAGCGCATCGCCTGGGGCGTCGACGTTGTTGTCGGAATAGAGGAGCCCGCAGGAGAACTCCGCCTGCTCGATCCCCGCATCGGACTGCCGCATTCCGGCGCTGCCGGCGTGGCTGGTCTCCTTCTCGTCCAGTGTGGCACCCAGCGAGATCCGCTGCAGGCCGTTGGTCAGGTCGTAGCCGCCCACGAACAGGCGACCGGTCTTGAAGATCATGCGCGGATCTCCTCCAGTGCGGTGGCCTGGACGAGCACCAGCACGTCCTGTGGCTCAGTGGGCGGGTCGTCGCGCAGGACGAACGCCGCTCGCCAGCCGCAGTTGGTGGGACCCACGGGCCCGCACCGCTCGCGGATCTCAGCCTCGCAGGGCGCGCCGCTCTCCCTGATGGACCACCAAAGGTCGCCCGCAAGCGCTGCCGATTCTGCGTCGCGGCGCCACCGCAGGTGAAGCTCGGAGTACACGAAGCCGTTCGGCTTCGTCCACCTGCGCAGGAAACCCGCGCTCATGTGCTGCGAGACGTCGCGTCCGCCGACAACGACGTGGCGAATGGGCGTCGTCTTCACGGCTGAGCCCCTTTCGCCCGGCGGCGCGGTGGCTCGACCGGCCGCGCAGCCTTGACGTCCAGCAGAGGCTGGGCGACGTCAGCCGGCCAGTCTACGCGCGTGGGAGGGTTTGTCACCGGGAAGCGTCCGAAGCGGTTCATGACTTCCGACAGGAGCTCGATCAGCATCAGTGGGCCCTCATGCCACGGGTGAGAGTGTCGTCGGGTCCGCCGCATCGGTCGCGAGCTGGAAGCGGAAGAAAAGCATCACCTCGCCGAAGGGCACGCCCGCCTGGTCGCGGTCCCACCGGGCACCGACGTACTCCGCCCGCTCCACCAGCCCCCCGAACGGCCGGGGCTCGGTCCAGTCGTAGAGCAAGGCGATGATCGCCCATGAGCGGAGAGGGTCCAGCAACGTGTCGAGCCCAGGCGCCCCGCTCTCGTTGCTGCCCTCGACCTGGCAGACCACGGCGGCGAACACCTCGCTTGTCACCGACCCCGGCGCCCTGAGCTCCCCTGTCTCCCCGAGCTTCTCCGGCGGCTGCGCCAGGACCACCGCCATGCGGGGCAGCTCTCCCGGCTCCCCCGGCGCCAGCGGGGAGCGGCACACCAGCGCCGCCGGCCGCTCGTACGTCACCCCGGCCGGGGTCGTGGCGGAGGATTCGCCGAGGCGGCCCTCCGCCGCCTGCAGCACGCGTTCGAGGATGCTCGCTGGAATCTGCACGGGGTCGTTGTTTCCGCAGGGAAACTAGCTGCCCTTGCCCACCACGATCTCCGTCTCCTCCCCGTCTCCCACCGGCGTCGCGGCGAGGATGACGTACCGCACGCCGTTGAAGAAGAGCGCGGCGCGCGCCCGCAGGTGGACCCGTGACACCATCCCGGTCGCCACCCGCACCAGCCCGGCCGGCTCCCCGTGAACCGCGCGCTCGCCTTCGAAGGTGTCTTCCTGCCGGTCGACGTCCCAGTGGCCCCAGGTGGAGAGCGCCACCTGGCTGCCGGCGGGGGCCGCGCCGACGAGGTCCACGGCCGCGCCGCCCGCCGTTGCGGCCACCTGGAACCCCTGCGGGTTGGGGGCGAGCACGTAGTAGCCGGTGCCCGTCGCCAGCCCGCCCGGCGCCCCGCCCACGAACTCCAGCCGCAGCCCCGCCGGGAAGCCGTGGCCGGCGGTGAGTACCCGGTCGGTGGCGCCGTCCACCGTGAACGGCCGGTGCCCATAGAGCACGGGCTTGCCTCCGGTCAGCCGGAGATCTGTCTCCACCTCCTGAGGGGTGAACACGGGGGCGGCGGCGGTGAGCGGACTACTCGGTCACCAGGCCGGGGATGCGCCCGCCCGGATCGTCGTCCACGTCCGCCTCCAGCTCGTGGCGCCGCGCGGCGATGGCGGCGGCGATGTCGGCGTTCTTCAGCGCGCCGTTCCTGCCCGTGCCGACGATGGAGCCGAGGTCGATCCCGAGCGCCTTCGCCCCCTGCTCCAGCTCCGCGCGCGTCGGCGGGACGGTCGCCGCCGGGTGCTGCGGCTGGTCCGCCGACGTGGCCGACGGCACGATCTCCACGGCGGGCGGCTTCATCCGGGCCAGCCTGAGCGCCTCGCCCTCCTCCATCGGGAAGGCCTCGGCGGGCTTCTCCTTCGTGCCCGGCAGGTAGGTGCCGCGGCTGCCGCCGGGCGGCGTGTAGCGCACCTGCACGAGCGGGATCACGTTCACCATCTTCACGTCGTCCGCCATCGGGATCACCTGTAGTGGTGAGAGGTTGATCGTTTGGAGAGGGGCGGGGTACGGCCCCGCCCGGGTTCTTCGACTCCTCCGCGCGAGGCCGGGGGGGTTACGCCAGCACCACGGCGCTCACGGTGGCGTTGGGACGCAGCGGCACCGCGAGCGGGGCCGACTGCGTCATGACGTACTCTGCCGACGGGTCAGCCTCCTTCCAGTTCTTCGGGAAGCGCTCCATCACCGCGAGCCCGCTCTCCCCGGCGTCGGCGTCCATGATGGCGCCGTAGCAGATGGTGCCCTCCACGTCCATGGAGACGCCCAGCACCTCCTCCTTCGGGAACACCTGCTGCGTGACGCCGTCCTCGTCCTGGTAGGTGTCGCTGTACGTCCAGAACTGGAACTCACCGACCGTTCCCTGGTTGACGATCTTGCGCGCCGCCTGCGGGCCCATCTGCAGCGAGGTGGTCTGGCCCCGGTTCTGGGCGTTGAGCAGGATCTTGAGCAGGTCCGGCTCGTTGTCCTTGAGCCAGTTCTTGTACGCCTTGAAGGCGCGCGTCCCCATGATCCAGTCGGTGACCACCGCGCCGTCGCCGTTGTCGCGCACCAGCTCCGCCCACTCCTCCAGGTCGTCGTTGGGCGTGGCGGTCGACGCGCTCCACAAGTCGGCGCCGGAGAGGACGATCCGGTGCGCGGAGTTGCGCCCGAAGCTGATCACTTGGGTGGGGTAGCCGTCTCCCGAAACGGTGACTTGCCCGAGCCGCAGCGCCTCCGCGCACATCACCTCCTCGCGGTTGTCGCAGGCGTCGTCCTGCTCGAACAGGTGGTTCCGGATGTGGATGTTCCGGCGCTCCGCCATGCTCATCTCGCCGTTCAGCTTCTCGCCCGCGAGGCGCTTGATCGCGTCGGTGGGCCGCACGACCCCCTTCGGCTTCAGGTACGCGGGCTTGAAGACGCGGGTCACGTAGCCCCACGCCTCCATGATCTTGCCCTTGACCAGCGGCGAGACGAAGGGCGCCAGGCGCTTCTTCTTGTCCACCACGTCGAAGAGGATCTCCTCCCGGTCGCTCTGCACGCGGAAGGGGAAGAAATTGCGGAAGAACGTCTGGAGCTTGCCGCCTTCGCGGCTCTCGACCACCCCGATCAGCACCCGGGTGGTGTACGTGTCGGCCATGGGTCGGACCTTTCCTGTTGGTGGTCGTCGTGAGTGGAGGCGGGCGTCAGGCCTTGACGCTGCTGCGCAGGTAGAGTCCGCGCGCCGCCAGCGTGTCCTTAACCGTCCCGGCCGTGTGGCCGGTCCCGAAGGTGAGCGCGCGCTGGTTGATCTCGGCCGGCCCGCCGGTGTAGATCGGCGCGAGCTTGTCGCCGGCCGAGGCGTCGCAGTCGTGCGCCAGGATGCCAGTCCCGTCCTGGGAGCCGTCCACCGCCGCTGCCAGAGACTTGATCCACTTGCCGGAGCCGGAGACGGCGACCGTGAAGGTGTCGCCCACCACGAAGTCGGTGGCGCCGTCGGAGATCGTGAGGTTGATGTGGCCGCCGGTGTAGGCGACGCCCACCGTCAGGTCCGCCAGGCGCTCGCCGTTGGGGGCGAACACCGCGAAGGTGCCGGCGTTGCTCGCCGCCGTCACGCAGCGCAGCGTGTAGGTGCCCGCCTGCGCCTTGGCGCCCAGCGTCACGGCCGACGCGGTGCCGTTGCCGGTGTTCGCGCCCGCGGTTGCGACACCCACGGTGTCCTTGGTGCACTTGCCCATCACCGTGCCGCGGACGACGTTCTGACCGCTCTTCACGGTCACCGTGTCCGCGTGGGGGCAGCCGTCCGCGATCAGGTTGTCGGGCGTGTAGGTGCCCTCCGTCGCGAACTTGGGGTTCAGGTCGAAGCTCACGGCTGGTCTCTCCGCGAAGTGGGAAGAAGCGGCGCGCGCTGCGCGCCCGTCAGTTCGGCGAGGGCGCCGGCAGCTTGCCGGCGTTCAGGATCTGCAGCACCTGCGCGGCGTCGGTGGCGGACGCCCCCGCGGTGGCGGCGTTGGGAGCGGGCGCGTCCAGCGCGACCTCGTCCGCCCGCACGGCGTCGTGGAAGGCCTTCGCCCTGGCACCGGCCGTCGAGCCTGCCTTGCGGGCGGCGGCGAGGATGGCGCGCGCCGCGTCCCCGGCGGTGGCCTGCGGGTCCTCGATGAGCGGCGCCACCGCGGCGCGCTCGTCCTCGGTGGTCGCTTCGGCGAGAACCGCGCGGATCCGCTCGCGCTCCCGCGCGGCGGCGGCCGTCTCGAGCTCCGCCACCGCCTGCGGGTGGGCCTGGCGCAGCGAGTCGGCGGTGATGGGCCCCGGCTGCTCTTCGCTGCCGGACATGGGCTCCTGGCGCATCGTGCGCTCCTGGGAGAGGGTGAACCCGCCGGCGGCGGGCGTGCCCCGGGAACCGGGGCCGTACTTGTCCGAAAGCTCCGCGATCAGCCCCTCGAAGGAGCCGAGCCGGTCGATCATTCCCGCGGCGACCGCCTGCTGTCCGACCAGGACGCCCCCACGGCCGAAGTCCGAGAGCACCCGGGCGCGCGGCACGTTCATGTTGCGGGCGACGTGGTCGATGAAGACGTCGGCCAGCGAGTCCACCAGCGCCTGGTGCCGCGCGCGCCCTTCATCCTCTGCGGGGTTGGCGCGCTTGTCGGGGCTCTGCGAGGAGACGATCTCGAACCTGCGAACCCCGGCCTTCGCGTCTCGCTCGGAACTGTCGACGTAGGAGCTCACCACGCCCAGCGAGCCCCACATGGAAGCGTCCGCCCCCACGCGCTCACCGAACGCGCTCGCGAGCCAGAACCCGGCGGAGCAGCACAGGTCGGACGCGTACGCCACGGTAGGCATCTCGGCCGCGAGGGACCGGACCAGGTCCGCCGCCTCCCCGCAGCCGCCGAACTCGCCGCCGGGCGTGTCGAAGTAGCCCACGGCCGCGCCCACCACACCTGCGCGGTACGCGGCCCGCACCGCCGCCACATCGCGAGCAAGCGCGTCGTACGCCGTGCAGCCGCAAACGTCGGTGAACTCGTCCGCGTAGTGGAACATCGGGCCGACGATCCGGAGCACCGCGACGCCGCCCCGCACGCTCGCGCGCGGCGCCCCGTCGACGGGCTGGCCCCACTCGACCGCCACCGCGTCCTTGCGGAACGGCTCCAGCGCGGCGCGGAGCTCCTCGCGCAGCTGCGCCGCGCTCAGGTCCCGCCCGCCGATCTGCTCGGCCACGGGCCGCATCGCCTCCAGCCATTCGCGCTGCATCGCCCACTGCGCCACCATGAAGGCGGCGGCCAGGCGGCGCGGGACCGTGCGGCCGCTCATGTCCCAGCCTCCTGTGCATTCGCGCGCTCGATCATGGCGTCGGCCTCGGCGAGGCTCTCTGCGGACGGCCCCTCCAGGCCGTCCTCACGGCGGCGGCGCACTTCCTCCGCGCGCTGCTCGTGGTTGCGGCTCCAGTCGCCACCGGTCATCGACGCCGTCTCCTCCTGCAGCGTGGTGATCCCCAGCGAAAGCCGTATCTCGGCCGCGCGGGCCTCCTTGAGCTCGTCCAGCTGGCCCGGCGCGTCGCCGATCCACTCGTGAGCGAGCCACGCCGCGCGGGTGAGCGGGGAGTCGAAGAACCCCGGGGCTTCCAGCAGTCCCGTCGAGACCGCTTCCGCGACCACCCATCCGTAGACCGGCGCGCAGAGCGATTCGGACAGCCACTCGCGCCAGCCATAGAAGGTCCGCCACGCCTCCAGGAGCGCCGCGCGCGCGGCGGAGTAGCTCGACTGGAACCGCCGCGTGAGCACCTCGAACGGCAGCCCCAGCGCCGCCCCCACCTGCATCAGGATCGTGTCTACGAACGCGCCGTACGCGTCGTTCGGGCGCTTGGGGTCTACGATGGTGGCGGAGCTTCCGTGGGGAAGCGTGGCGATGGTGCCGGAGCCCAGCTTCACTTCGTCTTCGGCGATCTCACCCGCTGCCGCCGCGTCCGCGCTCTCGGCCGTGAGCGACATCGGGTCGGTGAAGCCGTCGTCCGGCGTGGTGATGAGGACGGCCAGCATGGTGTTGACGATGCAGGCCTCCACGTACGCGTCGTTGAAGATCCCGAAGCGGCGGAACAGCGCGATCACCGGGGCGAAGAGGGGCGTCCCCCGGGTCTGCCCCAGGTCGCGCCGGCGCAGGTGAAGGAGCGCCAGCGGCTCGCCGCTCTGGGGTCCGAACGCCGGCACGCGCGTCCACGTCGTCGGGCCGGCGCGCCGTGCCAGGCAGTCGTTCGGGTGGCGGTCCGCCACGTGGTAGGCCACCGCCGCACCGTCGGCGTCCTTCTCCACACCCGCGCGCAGCGAGTCCGTATCCCACGCCCCTCGCGGGTTCGAGATCCGGCCCGGCTCCACCTGCTGCAGCTTGAGTCCCAGTGCGTCGCCCGCGCGCTTGCGGTACCGCCGGATGGTCAGGAGATCGCCGCGCACCACGGTGCCGATGAAGGTCATCTCCAGAAGCTGCCGCCAGGAGGAGACGCGCTCGATGTCGAGATGGTTCTTCACCGCGTCCCAAAGCGTCTCTACCTCGTCCGCCCACGCCTCCGCCTCGACGCGAGAGAGCCCCAGCGGCCCCCGGCGCGGGGTGGCGCGAAGCCGCAGCCCGGTCCCCACGACGCTGTCGACCTGCGTCTGCACCGCCCCCGCGGCCAGCGGCTCGTTGCGGACCAGGTCCGCCGAGCGGTCCCGCAGCGTCGGCAGGTCGCGCAGCGCGAGGCTGTCGGCGCTACCCGACGCCGTCTCCCAGGAGCGCAGCGCGCGCTCGGAGAGACTCGCGCCCCGGTGACCCAGCGACTCCGCGTAGCCGGACAGTGCGGCGATCGCGAGTGTGCGGCGCGTGGGCGCGGCGCGGTTCACTGCGGCACCACCTTGAAGAACCGCAGCCCCGAACTCCCGCCGGACAGCCGCGCGATCTCCGCCTTCAGGTCCCGCTCGTACGCGCGGAGGTCGCGCAGTTCGGTCTCTACCCGCTGGCGGTCGTTCACCGTGCGCGACTGTCCGCCGTGGAGAACGCGGCTGATCGCAGCCCGCACTTCTGCGAGCTGAGTTTCCGCGACGGCCAGGGCTTCCTCGCGAGTTGCCACTTTGAAGGATGCAGGGGGGCAAAACGAAGCGGGGGCCCAAGCCGAAACATCGGCTCGGACCCCCACCGGGTCGGGTGCGCTCAGGGCGCGCCTACTGCATGGGCAAAGAAACTACAGGGTCGCGTCCACCTCCGCAAGAGTGATCACAGTCGTTTGCCCGGCGCGATCACCCTCACGCCGCCGCGTGGACGGTGGGTCCCGCCTCCAGCGAGCGCAGCGGCGGCGCCTGGAGGCGTCCACCGGGACAGCGCCTCCGCGAACTGCGCGAGCTGCGTCCTGCGTGTCGCCTTGGGGAGCCGCAGGTGCAGTGCGACCAGGTTTCCCACTTCGAGGTCGATCGCTTCATTCGGCCGCCGGGACTCGTTCACGTACATGAACCGGCCCTCCCTCCAGACCCGCCGCTCGCGGCCGAACTGGGCGAAGTACTCGCTGTCGGCGCCATTGTGCCACTCGGGGTCCGCGGCACGGAAGTGAATGTAGCCGTCGGGGAAGAACCCGGCCGCGGCCTGGTCGCCACGCGGCTCGGTCCGAAGGCGCTGGAACAAGGTATCCTTCATGGGCACCGTCCCGACCAGCACCAGCTGCACGCCCTGCTCGTTCTTGCCCTTCGACATCTTGTAGGGTTCCGCCTGCTCCGTCTTCCCCCCCTTGGTGGCCCGCACCGGCACCGGCCCGTCCTGTCGGGACGCCACGTACCGGTATACCTCGTTCTTCAGGTACCCGGAGTCCACGCACATCAGCGCGACGCGCAGGGGCGCGCCAGAGGCGTGGCGCCAGATGCGCATCCGGAACGCCTCCAGTGCCTCCCACACCGCCGGCTGGGTGGGATCGCCGTAGATGCGATCGTGCAGAATGTTCCAGCTCTCCTCCCTCGCCCCCCACCCCTTCACCAGAAGCTCGATGCGGTCGGGCTGCACGTCCACGCCGGCCGTCAGAAGCCCCACGCCGTGCGGGACCTCGATGCGCCCGCCCGATGGAGTCAGCCACCGCTCGGCCCGGGCCTCCAGCCCCTCCGCGGTGATCGACGTCCCCGGCTGCTCCCAACACTCACCCAGCACCGTGTTGATGAAGCCCTTGAGCGCTTCCCAATCTCCCTGCGCGTCGAGCCACTCCTGCGCGATCCCCTCCCAGCCGCCTGGATCAACGAGTGAATAAAGCGCGCTGATGTGGTACCCACGCACGCCGCTGCGGCCGGGCTTCTCCGCGATCCAGCGCCCGCCCTCAACCATCGACACCTTGTAGCGCTCGTCGATCACGCACGCGCCGCCTGCGCACAGGTAGATAACGGAACCGGGCACCACCCTCTTCACCCCGTCAAAGTCATCCGTCTCCCACTTGAGCCCGAACGGCTGCTCCCGCCCCCCGAAGCGGAGCACCTGTTCGTGCCCGCAATGAGGACAGCGCACGTACCACCGGCGCTGGTCCGAGAGGTTCCATAGCTTCAGGATACGGCTGGTAGCCTTCTCCTTGGGCGTCGAGCCATAGAAGAACTTCTTGTTCCAGTGGTTGCGCGCGCGCTTCTCGCCCAAGGTGATCGGGTCGCCTTCGTTCTCGGCGGAGAGCGGGTAGCCGTCCACCTCATCGAAGTAGACCTCGCGGCAGTCGAAGCGCCGGAAGCCGCGCGGGCTGGTGGCACCTACGATCCGAAGGATGCCGCCCGGGTAGCGCTTCGAGAGGATGGTCTGGTCGGGGTCCTTCCACTTCGTTTCACCGATCTTCGCGCGGACCGCCGGCGTCTCGTCGATCAGCGGCGCCAGGTTTTCCTTCGACCACTTCTCGGCATCCTCCAGGGTCGGCTGCACCATCAAGACCGAGCACGGGTCCTGGTCGATGTGGTACCCGATGGCGTTCTCCAGCACCCCTTGAGTATACCCGACACGGGCCGACTTCATCACCACGACGCGCTGCACGGTGGGGTCGGACACCGCGTCCAGCACTTCGCGAAAGTACGGTGTGCGCCGCATGCGGTACCGCCCGGGCTCCGAGCTATTCAGCACGGAGAGCTTCCTGTTCTTCTCCGCCCACTCGGTGGCGCTGAAGCGCGGCTTGGGCCGGAACGCCTCGCGCACCGTGGCGGTGAAGCGGCGCCGCCAGTTGAGGATCGCGCTAGGGTGCGTCGTGCTCGGCATCCGATTCGGCGCTTTCGGCTACGTTGGCAAGAGCGGAGAGCACTTCGTCGATCGCATCATCCAGAATCGCCTGCGCGCGGGTGGTCGCGTCGCTGTCCAGGGCGACCACCTGCTCCAGCACTCCCATGCGCGACGGGTCGTCGGCGAGGCGGTTGCGTAGATCCTCGATGCTCGCGCGGAAATCCTGCTGGACGCCGGCCATGCGGGGGGCGTACTTGCCCGGCACCTGGTTCAAGACCTCGCGCACGGCGTAGGCGAGCGCCTCTAGTTTCTCCACGTGGAAGTCGAGCGCGACCAGCTGTCCCAACCGCTCCTCGAAGTCCAGCCTGTGCTTCCCGGCGAGGAACCACTCCTTGAGTGCCTGGAAGCGCCCTTTGTCCTTCGCCTTGATTTCGCGCCAGTCAGCGGGCAGCTCGCCGGGAGAGGTGTCGAGCGGTTCGGCGTTGGCCGCGGGTGCGCCCTCTCGCTCCCCCCACTCCCCCCCCTCCACTCCCCCCTGCTCTGGTCGGCGGGAGCGACTCACGTCCGCCCCCCGCTCGGCAATTTCTTCCTGCCACAATCGGTGCAGCAAATCCGCATCAAAGCAACCGTCGCTATCCCGGCCCACATCAAAGCGTTTCAATGCGTCTCGGACGGCCTTCGGGGTGAAGCCTACGAGGCCAAGTTCTTCCCGCCGCATTGCGTAGGGCTTGACCTTCATCAGCCCGAAACCGGACGGCATCTCTCAGCCTCCGGAGCGGCGCAGGGGGGAGTGACTCCCCCCGCCTGTATCTAGAGATGTGGAGCGGTCGCGCGTTACCCGCGAGCCTCCGACGCCGGAAGGACCCGCGCTGCATCGTCCCGTTACAACTGCTGGGTTCGGTTGGAGCGGTGGGAAGAGACGCTTCGCGGCGTCGGGCACCAGCCGACTCGCGCCTCCTTTCGTGCCTGCCGCTGCGCGTTGTTGCGCTTCCGCAATGGCGATCATCGTGGTGACCTCGTCCTCGTTGATTGGGGGAAGGCCGATGCTATTGTCGTCGCGTTCGCAAAAACCTTGGATCGACCTTAGCGCTTCCGCGAACGCGCTCAGGGTCTTGCCGCGGTCGTAGGTATAGCCCCTGAGTAACACTTCGATCCCACCTGTCGACAGCCGCGCGTAGTAAACCGCAACCCAGTGCCTCCACCGGCAGCGTTGTTTTGTGCTGTTGCTAGTCCCGTCGCGCTCACAGGTGTGGCGCACGGCCCAGTGGCCGAGCATGCCAGGCGCCGCCGTGACGTTCCACTCCCACCCGCACGTCGGGCAGGGCACGTCGGTGCGGACGTCCTCAAGAGTTGCGACTCGGCTCATGGGGTCTTTCCCTGAGGATCGTTCTGGCTGGGCCCGCAGGCCGCGAACGTCTGCCGGCTCGGGGAGTAGCCCGTGGCGCGCACGACCTCGCACGCTACCTGCGCGTACGTCCATTCGGGGTGCCGGTGGCGCACTGCGGAAGCGTGGTGCTGGAGGATGGGGGCCCGCTGTCGCGGACTCCCGCGGATCGGTTTCGCCGGCCCGGCCAGGAGCGCGGCGAGCTTCACGCAGGCCCGGTCGCGGTGCCCGATCATTTGCTTGTCGCGCAGATGCATCCGGCGGCCGATTTCCTTGCTGCCGACGCCGTCGAGGCTCAGACGGACGACCTGCTGTTGCGGCGCGGTGAGGTGCGGGAGGCTCGCTTCCACCCGCTCGCGCAGGTCCGCGTCCGCTTCGGCCGTGGCTTCGCGAGGGTCACTCTCCCAGGTGAGCGCGAGCGCGTAGGCGTCCTGCAACTGGCAGCGGCGGATCCGGTCGCGCTTCCAGTTACGGGCGCGCTGGCGGACGATGCCGAAGAGCAGGGCTTCGGGATGCTTGACCTCGGTGGTCGTGAGGGTCCGCCACCAGCAGATGAACACCTGCTGCGCGAGGTCTTCGGCTTCGGTGCGGTCGCGCAGGTAGTAGCGGCAGGCCACCAGCACGCGGTGGTGGTAGTGGCGGTAGAGCGAGGCGAAGGCGTCGGGGCTCATGCGGCCTTCCTCCTTCGGCCCCACGTCGCTGGCAGCATGCAGGAGCCGCCGCAGCCGGTGTCAGACGCGATGAGCAGTTCCGTTAGGTCGGTCTGCGCCTCGACCAGCTGCAGCAGGCGATAGAGGGTGAGCGGGCGGGTGCGGCCACCGCGCCGGTCACGCAGGATCGACACGTCCTTGCCGGTGGCCCGCCGGAAAGCGTCCTCCAGCGCTGCCCACCAGAGGAAGTACGGACGGTTGGTGTTCAGCAGGTGAATCCACCAGGCGTGTCCGGCCTTCACGCAGGCGCCGCCACAGTTGTTGGTGGGGAAGCCCTGCGCGTAGAGGCGCGGGGTGGCGATGCCAACACCGCGTATCCAGGTCCGAAGCGCGGGTCTGTCGAGGTCGGGACGGTCCACTAGTGGGGAATAGACCAGCCACGGCAGGAAGAGCCTGCGGATTCCACCTCGCCCGCGCCCGCCGTGGAAGCGGTGGCCCTCGGAGTGAGCCAGCCCGACGTACAACCGAACCGCCTCCGGGCTCCACCGCGCCGCGACGTAGTCATCCGAGAGCGCCCGCTTCAGGATGCGGCTGCACGGGCCCGCCTGCCGGGCTCCGCCACCCATCCGGCCTTCCTCGAAGAACACTTCGAAGGGGTGGCGCCCGTCGGCCAGCCAGTGCAGTTGCGGCAGTCGGGCGCTGGCCCGCATGCGCAGGTGAGCGAGCGCCGCCTTGCGACCTGGCTCGTCCTCCCACACCTGCGGCAACGTGAGCGCGAGCGGCACCAGGTCCGACACGTCCACGCCGTAGAGGTAGCCGCACCACTCCAGCAGGAAGCGGTACAGGTCGTTGTCTTCGATGAGCGTGTCGGTGAACAGGCACTCCGGCGCGGCGCCGGTCTCCATGCGGACGAGGTCCGCCGTGACGGCGCTGGCCGCCCCGCCTGAGAGTTTCACGAGGTGGATCATGTCGCCTCCGTGCAGGTCCGGCACGCCCCATAGGGCCGCTTCCTGGTCCCCGCGCACTCCGGGCAGATGCGGAACGGCGCCCGGATCGCGAGCGTGAGCTGCGCGGGGTCGGCGGCGTCCGTAGGTGAAGCAGGCGGCCACGACCCGGCGGTGGTAGTGGGTGTAAAGCGAGGCGAAGGCGTCGGGGGTCATACGCCGCACATCCCCTCGCACTCGTTCGCGAAGCCGTCGAAGAGGCTGCCCTGGCCGCGTTCCTCGGCGGTGGAGAAGTCCACCTCATCAAGCGGCAGCAGAGATGAATGCAGATAGTTCTCACCCCTGAGGGTGCCACGGCCGCCGCCGTGCCGGATGATGCGGTCGAACTCCACGGCTTCCGCGAACTCGGCTGGCGCGGTCTCCTTCATGTGGCGCCAGCGGGCGTCGTCCGTGTACGGGCAGCCGATACAAGCGCTCTTGGGCGGCGTGGGAAGTCCGCGCGACTCCCACCACTGGAGGCAGTCGCGGCGGGTCCAGCGCAGATCGATCAACGGGTAGCGGTGCTGAAGCCAGCGGATACGGCTGTCCTTCATCCGGACGGCTTCGTCCAGGCTGATACCCATCCACTGCTCTGCTACGATCCGGCGCGGTCCGGGCTGTCCCGGCCGGAGCCCCACCAGCTCGCGAACCTTGCGGGTGATGGGCTCTATCTTGAACTCCTTCGTGCATTGACGGCGCGCCATCCCCTTCGTGTAGCCCACCACGCGCTGCCCGGCGGCGCGGCGGAGGCGGCGGATCTCCCACAGAGTGGTAGCCAACCGCGCGCGCAAGTCTCGGGTAAAGATGTGCGAGCCTGTGTGCAGATCTATGATCGTCACACCCGCCCCACGCCGCTCCGCCTTCACGCTGTCGCGGATCTTCTGGAACGTCTTCTCGCTCCAACCACGCACCTCTGCGACAGCGTCTTCCAGATCTCGGCCGTCAGGCAGCATCATGCGCGTAACGGGGACCTTCACGAACACCGGCAATTGCACGTAGCGCTTGCCGGTGTTCTGCGCGATGTAGTAGCTGTCGCGGATCGAGCCGTTGCCGCGCGCGTCCGTCCCACGCGACACGCGGTAGATGGGGATCACCCCGCGCACCTGCTCCTCCAGCCAGTCCAGCCACTCATACACAGCGCGCGGCTCCCAGCCGGTGTCGGCGAAGATCGCCGCGTCGGGGACGTGCTCCAACTCGCCTGCCGCCGCCATCAGCAGCAGCGTGGACGACTGGACGCCGGCACCGAGACTGAGGATGCGAAGCATCGGTCTCTCGCTCATGTCGCCTCCGTGCAGGTCCGGCACGCCCCATAGGGCCGCTTCCTGGTCCCCGCGCACTCCGGGCAGATGCGGAACGGCGCCCGGATCGCGAGCGTGAGCTGCGCCGGGTCCGCGTCCGCGCGCGGCGTGGTCGCCAGGCGGTCCGCGAGGGAGGCGGCGGCGTCCACCATCTCTACCTCGTCGTCGTTCAAAGGGTGTCCGGCCAGGTCCGCGACGGCGTTGCGAATGGAGGCCTTCTGGTTCGGCGTAAGGGGCATGGGTCAGAACCTCACGCCGCGCAGGTCCGCGTCGCCGCCCACCTGAACCACACGGAAGGCGGCCAGCCGCGAGGCCACGCGGCCCACACTCAGGCCGAAGACGTGCTCCGCATAGTTCGCCTCCAACCGCGCGGGGTCTTCATTGGTCGACAGCCAGACGCGCCGGCCTTCGCGGCGGTTCAGGATGAGGGCGGCAAGTTCGAACGCCGCCGGGCTCACCTTGCCGCCCAGGAAGTCGTCGCAGATCCAGTCGTCGGCCTCTACACGGCGACGGATCAACGGCCACGTGGGCAGCTTCGCGTCGTAGGTGGCGCGCACCTCGTAGCGGAATGTGTCCCAGTCGTCGTACAGCACGCCCGTTCCAGGGGCCACGCCCTTCTCCAGCAGGTCGTAGAGCACGCAGTGGCCGATCACCGTCTTGCCGCGTCCGAACTCGCCCCAGAGCAGCACGCTGCGGGTTCCGGCGGTGTAGCGGTCGTTGCGATCCGCCTTCGAGAACTCGCGCGATACGGCGTAGGCGCGCTCCTGTCCGGGTCGGGGCTGGAGGTCGGCGAAGGTGGCCTTGAAGTTCCAGGGGTTGCCGCCCGCCGCTTCGCACCGCTCGAAGCGCGAGGGGGTGGGGCGAGGCGTCTGGTCGCTGTCGAGAGCTGCGGAAGCCGCCGCCGCCTGCTCGCACTCTCGCCGGTGGCACTGGGGGCAGAGTTCCGGCACCGCGCCCATCATGCGGCCGTTGCTCCAGAGGACGCCGACCGGGAACCACCATGGCGGCGGGGCCGGGCTGCCCTCCTCGGCCAGTTCAGGCGAGACCCGGCGCACCGCCGCACCCTCGGTGGAGCCGGACCGCTCCCAGCAGCGAGTGCAGAGGGCGTAGGCGTCCGCGAAGCCGCCGAACACCTCGCCGAGGGGCTGTGGCGGCTGGTCACGCCGCATCGGAGTACGTGCGGGCTCCCGGCGCGCCGGGCCGGCCGGCGGGTGCTGTCCGGCGGGGGGATGGGCGGCGGCCTGAGGCGCTGTCGTCGTGTCCGGCATGGGGCGGCGGATCCAGGTTGCGGGTTCGGTGGCGTTCGGCTTCCTGGCGGACGACGGGGGTGAAGTACGACATGCGGTCGATCTGCCGGCGTTCGGGCGTCGGCCGGTAGGCCCTGGCCGCTCGGTAGACCGCCGCCGCGATCACTTGCCGCGGGACCGGTTCCGGCGGCGGTGCGTTCTCCGCGCCTTCGCCGAAGATCTCGCCGCGCCGCCAGCGCTCCACCGCGTCCCGGTGGAGCGGGTTGGTGTGGACCAGGCGGTTGAACGCCTCGCCGACCGCGCCGTGCTGCATCCCGAGGTTGGCGAGGGAAACGACGTACCCGACGAACTCCTGCTCGTCCATCGCTTCGACGTCGCGCCTCGCGCGCCCGTCCGACTGACCGACTGGTTCAGGTGTTGGTTCATCCTTTGGTTTGGGTGACACAGCTCTGTCACCCCGCTCTGCCCCGGGTGTCACCCCGTCGGGGCCTGTGTTGTCACCCCGTGGCGTCTCTTCACCGGGTGACAAATCGTCACCCCGTCCGATGTCGGGTGCCCCGCCGGCCTCCACCTGCTCGTCCGCCTGGCCCTCGCTCCACCGCGCTGCGGCGCTGCGACGCCCGCCCTCAGCTCCGGCACGGGCGGCGCGCGCGCGGCGAGAGTCCGTAGCGCGGCCGGCGGCGGCTTGTGTCCTCCACTTCTCGCGGGTCGCGTGGTCCATGGCGAGGTCGAAGGCGATTGGTCGCTGGTCGGCCCGGATGTAGGCGGGAATGACGCTCTGGTCCCCCTCCCGAATCCACCCCTCTGCCTCCAGGGCGCAGAGGTGCCGCCGGACGGTCCGCTTGTCGCACTCGGCGTACTCAGCCAGGGTGTCCACGCCCGCCCACGCGTGGCGGCCGTTCTTGTGCGCATGTCCGGCGAGCCCCCACAGGACCAGCTTGCGCGTGGCGTTGCCGATCCGCTGGGAGATCGCCCAGGCCTGGGCTTCGGCGCTCACCGCTCGCTCTCCACTTCGTCGGGGGCCGGGGGCAGCACGCCCCGGCGGGGCTGCGGGTCGGGGTATCTGCGCCGGGGCGGCCGGATCGCGCCGGAGTCCAGTGCCGCCAGGATGCGCCGCTCCGCCGGGTGCGTGAACGTCGCCTCGCGTTCCAGGCGCGTTCGCGCGCGCTTCTGGTCGTGCAGCTCCGGCCCTCCGGCCAGGCACACCTCACAGGCGCCGGGGTCCCGGGCTTCCTCGCCTTTGCGCACGAGGTACTGGCTTCCGCCGCAGGGGCCGGGGCAGCGGCGACCCAGGAAGCCGGGCGGCACGCCGTCGGTTTCCCACCAACGCGCGGGCAACTGCGCCTCTCCGCCGGCCGGCGGAAGCGAGTCGAAAGGGATCAGGCCGGGGCGGGCGTCCATTCAGACCACCTCCTCCAGCGGGAGCGCGAGATGGCGCGCGTCGATCAACGGTCGGTGCCAGAGTGCTTCGCGGGAGATGCCGCTGCGGCGCGTACCGTTCATGCCGGCGGCCACCCGGAACGGGCCGAACGGGAGCCACGCGGCGCCCTCATTCTCGCAGACCATCACCTGCCCGTGCCGCTCCACGCACCACGACGCGAGCGCCGCGTAGTCGAAGCCCTTGCTTCCGAACCGCCGATAGTGGTTGCCGGCCCGCCCCTCATACGGCGGATCGACGAACCAGTCCGCCCTTGCATCGGGCGAATCCCAGTAGTTCGCGCAGCGCACTTTCCAGTGGCGGATGCACTGGAGTTGGTGCGCGATCCGGGCGCGGATATGCTCGCCCCAGAACTGCCGATGCCACTTTGGCTCGCGCGCCCACGCCGAGCGCGAGAGAGGCGGGTGAGCCGCGCCCTTGGAGAGCCAGAAGCCCACCAGCCAACGCGCCTCCTGCGGCACGGCCCCCAGCGCCTCGACACCCTCGCCGTCCGCCAGCAGGGGCAGCGCCAACACCTCGCTTGATCTCGCACGGATCAGGTAGTCCCAGACGCCGGCCACCTTCGGGTTCGCGTCGATGAGCAGCACGTCCAAGCGGAACCAACGGCAGGCGTAGGCGGCGCTTCCCGCGAAGGGTTCCACGATCCGCCGCGTCTGCGGGGTGGGGTAGTGGTCCGCGATGCGGTGCTTCGACCCGTAGTAGCTAAAGAAGGGCTTCAGGCGCATGCCGCCGCCTCCAGCAGGTCCACGTGTCCGCCGCCGGGTAGTTCGGCTGCACCCAGGCGCCCGCCCACGCGTGCTTCACGTACTCCGCTTCCGGCCATCTCGTCACCCCCAGCGCATCGGCAGCGGGCGAGAGGAGCACCAGGCAGCGACCCGGCGGGACGAACTGCGGCGAGTCGGGCGACTGCCGGGTATAAGTGGCGGTTGGCGAGCGGCACCGCGCGGGGATCGGCGCGCCAGGAGAGGTTCCACCTCATGCCGCCTCCACCCGGCGGAAGCCGATCACCCACACCCACGGATTGGCGTCCCAGCCGAATCCGCGCCGGGCGTGCGCGGTGTCCCACTCAGAGGCGAAGTGGGCGCGGATCAGGTCGGCGCTGGTGTACCCGGCGCTCAGGTAGAGGGCCGGAGCGAACGGTCCCGACAGGCGCAACAGGGGGTTGCCGGTCTCCGCGTTGATGGGGATCTGCACCCCTTCCGCGAAGACGCCCGCCTCGTTGATCTCCTGCAACCGCTCCACCCGCACCTCGGTGATCTCCAGCGTGAGGCGCGAGGCCCAGCGGGGAATTTGCATTGGCGAGCACCAGCGCGGCACGCCGTCGGCAGTGAAGGTGCGATCCGGAAACCAACGGCCGGGGAGACGGCCGTGGTGCGTGGGGGACGGACCGCCAGCGCGGAAGTCGAGCGCGTACCAGTCGTTCCCGCCGCCCGAGAACTTGGCGGACACCCGCGCCGCCTCGCGTAGCCACAGACGGTCACCTTCCCATCCGAGCGGGCATTCGCGGGCGAGGACGGCTCGTGAGACACGGCGTGGCAGACCGCCTGGCTGCGGCAGGAGGAGAACCTTGGCTCCGGGCACGTGGAGCGATGACTCCTCGCGGATCGGCTGCGGCTTCACCGGCACCCGACGCTCGGTCTTCCTCCCCTCCAGCGCCGCGCGCACTTGGGAGTCCGTGGGGAAGTGGATCGGGCGCTCACGCATGGGGCACCTCGGAGGCGTGAGATGCTGCGACGGTACCGACGGGCAGAACCTCCTGGTCCAAGCGGCGGGCCGCGACCTCGCACCACCGTTCGTCGACGTAGATGCCGATGGCGGTGACTCCCGCGGTTTTTGCGGCGAGGAGCGTGGTGCCCGAACCGCAGAACGGGTCAAGCGCCGATCTGGCGCCCGCTGCGGCGAGAGCCTTGCCGGTCTTGCTGGTGCGGTAGAGGCCGCGCCCGTTACCTCCCGACGTGATCCCCATGTTGTAAGGGGGACTCGTCACCACGACGTGGGAAAGGATCGACGACGACGACAGCACCTCCAACACGTCGCCGTGATAAATCGTGATGCCGTGGTGCTGATAATACGGCTTCATCGCCCCACCTCCGGGAACGCGGAAATGCTCCGGCCGTCCAGCACTGGGAACTCATCCCAGGTGCGCCCGTCCAGCAGCCTCCCGCCGGCCTTGGGCGTCCGTCCGCCCCACTGCTTCCAGAAGAACGGCACGACTGCGGCGACGCACTGATCCCGAAGCGAGCGCGCCCACGCCGGGTCGCACGGCCTGTGGCCGTCCCCGCTCTCCCCGCCCCCGATCACCCAGTGGATTCCCTCCCGAGACGGAAGCACGAGCGATCCGATGAGTGGCTCGCAGGAAAGGAAGCGGACACGGGCGGTCACGAGCCGCAGGTGCCCCACGCGGAACGCGGCCGCCTGGTTCTCCACGCTCGTTCCTAACCAGATGTGCTCCGGTACGTACCCGCCGTCGCCGGCGAAAAGGTCTGCGTTGCGGTTCACGAAGCGGCGCATCCGGCTCGGCCGCTTGGTGAGCACCTGGAAGGTGTGGCGCCGCGCCTCCAGCATGACCCGGAAGCACTCGCGCACGAAGCCGTCGGGTACATCCACGTGGAAGAGGTCCGACATGGAGTTGACGAACACCATGCGCGGCCGCGTCCAGCGGAGCGGCTGATCCAGGCGCTCGGACCACAGGCGGACCGCGAACGGGTCGGCGCGATTGGTCTCCGTGTCCACCACCGGCAGCCGCTTCCCGTAGACATCCGCCAGCCGCCCGTGTGCCAGTCTGTGGGCGTAGCAGTTGTCGCAGCCGGAGCTCACCTTTGTGCAGCCGGTGACCGGGTTCCAGGTGGCGTCGGTCCACTCAATTGCGCTGCGGTCACCCATGCCGCACCTCCTCCGTCTCCTCGGCTTCGTCGTCGCCCTCGCACCCGGGCAGCCTCCAGTTGTCCGTTCCGCGAAGAATGCGGATGGCCCGGCGAATTCGGCGCCGCGTCGTCTCTTCCGATGCGCTCAACTCGCCCCCCGCCTCTTCTATCTCCGCCAGCGCATCACTGATCGCGAGGCGGTACTCTTCGCCGGTCGGCTCAGGCTGGGGACCGCCGACGGCCTGCAGAGGGGTAGGGGAGCCGGAATCGGCGGCGGCGTGGCACGCGCACCGGCACGGCCGCTCCGGCGCGTGACCACAAAGGTAGCCGCCGGCGCAGTCGCACCACGGCTTCGAGGGCGCTGCGTCAGGATCACCGGGCGGCTGGGTCGTCCCGAAGAGGATCAGGGACGCGGCGCGGTCCGCGTGCGGTCGGATGCACTGCGGATCAGCACCAAGCGTTGCGGCACCCGCCGCGAGGGCAAGCCCTTCGAGCGCGTTCGCGAGCAACCGGTAGACGTCGGTGACCGTTAGAGGTCGCCGCTCTGGTGTGGCGGCGCCGACCACCTGATCGCCACGCGGGCACGTCTTCTCCATCTCGTCTCCAGTTCAGTTCAGTTCAGGGGAACGCCCGCCGGATCGCCTTCTTCGCCGCCCTCTCGCCCGCCCAGGGCTCCTTCGAGAGCCGCTTCCTGCCGAAGAGCCGGAGCCTCGCCCGCTCCACCCGCTTGAGGAGCGCCGCCCTAGCCAGAACGCCCCGGGCGGCCAGGCGGGCTAGTAGGCGGGGCAGGTCCCGGCGGAGCCGGATGCGGCGGCGGGTGAGACGCATCATGTGACCGTCGTCTCTGCTTGATCGCACGTGGAAGCGGGTTCCTCAGGGAAAAGAGGCATCGGGGGGCCCCCGACGCGGACGGGCCGGAGGTCACGGGCGTTCTCCCGACAGCTCGCGCGATGTGGCGCGCGTAGACGGCCACGGCCTTCCAGTAGGCCGCCATCGGCGGCTTTCCTTTCCGCCAGCAGGCTTGTGCGCGCTCGTTGGCGTCGCGCGAAAGCTCAAGCAGGAGGAGGCGCAGCTCCGCCCGCAGTACCGGGGAGAGCCGGGCGATACGCTGCGCCGACACCAGCCGCAGGACGGGATTGCGCACGTCTGGGCGGGAAGACCGCGGCGGGCCGATCACGCGGCCCTCGCTTGCGCACGCAGGTGCGGCAGGTTCGCGGCGGTGATCGCCATCGCCTCGGGCGGCGGGACGCTGTTGCCGCACATGCGGACCTGCGCCGTCTTGGTGAAGCGCCCGCCGTCCGCCCCGCGGTCGATCATGTAGCTCCGGGGGAAGCCCTGCGCGTTGTAGAGCTCCCGCGGCTGGAGCATCCGCATGGCGATGTCGGCGATCACCATGAGAACGCCTTCGATCACGACCGTCACGAGCCCCATGCGGTCGCGGGTGGAGATCGTGTCCACGGGCTCGTCGCAGCCGGAGTCCTGGCCGGCCACCGCGCCGTAGTACTTCTGAAGGAAGGCGGCAACCAGGCGGGCGTGCGGGTGCGTGGGGACCGCCCGCGCGGGCTGCTCCGGGCTGCCCTCGCCGCCGGCCGGGTCGTGGCCGTGGTCGTGCGAGAGGTGGACGGCCGCGAGTGCGTGGTGCGTCCCGCCGGCGCTCACGGTGTCGAGCGGCTCAGCCGGGTCCGCGTCCGTGCTGGTGCCGCGCAACTTCGTGAGGCTCGCGGCGACGATACCGATGGGTGCGGCTCCACCCGGGCGCTTCTCGAAGCTGTTGGCGGTGACCGTGCAGAGCGGAGTGTCCGCCTCCTGGCCGGTAGCGCCCGTTCGGAAGTGTGAGACGTGAGCGACGACGAGTCCCTGCGGCGAACCGCTCGCGCAGACGGTACCGGCGGGGTTCTCCAGCGAGCGGCCGTCGCCCTGATAGAAGCCGTCGTTGTGCTGGGCCAGGAACGCGGCAACCACGGCGTGGCGGTTGGCCGTGTCGATGGTGTCGGCCGGCTCGCCTGCGTCCCCGCCCCGATGGCCCCGGTCACCCTCTGCGCGCTCCGCGTGGTAGCTCGCCAGGTGGACGGCCGCGAGGCTGCCGCCGTTGTCGGTGGGAACCACTACCGGCGTGGGCTCCTCCAGCGAGCGCACGCGCGGCTCCTGGCCGTCGCGCTCCCCGTAGCGGGGCACGAGGATGGCGGCCGCCAGGATGTTGCGCCCGCCGCCGGTGACGGTGGGGACCGGCTCGTCCACCGCGTGGGCGGCGTTGTTGGTGTTGTTGGGCACGACCACGGGTGCGCACATCACATGCCGAGGGCGACGCCTCCGGCCGGTGCGGGGAACGCCGATGGTGACGCCGCGGTCGCGCCGGTCTCGGGGCGTCCTGAACCGCTCTCCGTGCCCGAGGTATCGGAACAGCGGCGGATTCGGGAGCATCGAGGCGACGACCAGTGCCGGGTTGCCGGTCCCGAGGATCGTGGGCGCCGGCTCCTCGCTGGAGCGCGCGCCGCTGCCCCAGCGCTTCACCCGCCCGTCCGGGGACACCTCCCCGTGCGCCGCGTCCACCAGCACCGGCGCCACCAGCGAGAAGTGCCCGCCCTTCACATCCGCCACCTGCGTCCGGAGCGGCTCGTCGATCGCGAAGGTGCGCTGCGCGGATGCGTTCGCGTGTTCGGTGAGGAGCGGCGCCACCAGTGCCACGTCGGCTTTCCCGGTCACCGTCCCGAACGGCACGTCGCCGGGCCGCTCCGGCAACTGCCCCGCCCGCCCGCCGACGCCCGCGATCAACGGCGCCACCAGGCCGTGCGCGTCGCGCGCCGCTGCGACGGTCCGGAGCGGCTCGTCCAGGCCCCTCGGCGCGTGCTCCCGCCCGCCGCCGTGGTTCAGCGTGACCACGAACGGCTTCGCGGGCGGAAGGACGTAGCGCCGGACGCCGCGCGCAGTGCGCCGCATTGTCGCATCCGCCAGCGGCCGGACCGGCGGCGCCTGGCCGTGCGCCTTGCCCCAGGCCTTCGCCTCTTCCTTGGTGGCGAAGATCGACAGCATCGGGTGGCGCCAGTCGATGCACTCCGCCGCCGTCCGCCAGGGCAGCAGTCTCCCGCTTCGGACCGCCTCGCTCTTGGGGTCCCCGTGCGTCGGCTCCGGCCAGACGATCGGCAGGCCGTCGCAGCGGGCGATCATGTAGAGCCGCTTGCGGATGGTCGGCGCGCCGGCGTTGCAGGCCCGCCGCTCCTGGAACTCGACCCGGTAGCCGAGCCCCTCCAGCGCCCGGACGAACGCGCGGAACGTCCGGCCCGCCCGCGTGGGGTCGCGCTCCAGCCACTGCTCTTTGAGCGGCACGACCTCGCCCGGCGCGGCGACGGTGCCGTCCAGCCTGACCACGCGCCCTGTCGCCTTGTCGCGCCGGGCGCGCAGCGGCCCCCACCCCCGGATCTCCTCGACGTTCTCCATCGTGATCACGGGCGGGCGCACCTGCCCGGCCCAGCGCACCAACACCCAGGCGAGCGCCCGGCGCTTGCGCGCCCGGATCGGCTTGCCGCCCTTGGCCTTGGAGTGGTCGGTGCAGTCGGGGCTCCCGTGGAGGTACTCGACCGGGTGGCCCTCGCACGCCAGGTGCGGGCACACCTCGAAGACGTCGGCCTTCTTGTGCTTCGTCGTCGGGTGGTTGAGCTCGTGCATCTGCAGCGCGTCCTCGTCGTGGTTGACGGCGAGGTCCACGGGACGGTGCAGCGCCATCTCCACCCCGACGCTCCAGCCGCCACCCCCGGCGAAGAGGTCCACGATCCAGCCGGGCTTGTGGGCGGCGGGGTGACGGTGGAGGGCTGCGGCGCGAGCGATGACGATCGCCCGCCTCTGCCCGCGCCGTCGCCCGATCGTCCGGTCAGTCGAGGGCAC